TTACGCTATACCCTTCAGTGGTGTGACTTCTTCCGGCCGCCGCCGATAAATTGCCTCTGTCGTGCGGGCGTCAGCGTGAGCCAGCAGCGCCCGGGCGTGCTCCAGCGTCTTGGCGTCCGATGCGCACTTGGCGCGCAAGTCGTGTTCCGTGAACGACTCCGACACCTTGGTTTCGGCCAAAACGCGCGCCATAAACCGCTGCCACATGCTATCCCAGCCGCTGGCCTTACCGTCTTCCTCATTGATGTACCCTTCGCCGAATCTGTTACAAAATAAGAACGAAGACAACGCCGGCCTGACGAATAGCGCCATTTGATACGCCGCGCGTAGTTCGGGCGTCCATTTGTACACGGTGCGCTTGCCGCTACTTTCTGCGGTCTTGTGCCGCTGCACGTGAATGCCGTCGTCCTTGATATGCTTGCCCTGCTCCAAGCGCAACAGGTCGGAACGGGCCATACCGGTCATCAGCTTGATACGAATGTACGCCTGGATGGCCAGCACACTGCCCTTCTTGCGGCGCGACGCCATAGCCAGGACCTCGACCACTTCCCAGTCTTCAATATAGCGGTCGCGGTGGCCCGCGCCTTCCAGTTCTAGCTCACCTTTGAATGGGTGTTGGTCTATGTACCCCCAAGCAACCGCCTTGGTGAAGGCGTGCGACAGCAGCTCCTTCTCCCGTAGCGCGGTGGTGGGACCGCCGGTAATCTTCTTGCGTTCCTTGCCGGTTTTTTCGTCCGTGATGATTTCGGTTTTCTTTTTGCTGCGTTGGTCCACGTACCGATACACCAGCACCGGTTTCATGGACGTCAGCGCCATGCAGCCGAACACCTTGCGAAGTTGGCGTATCCAAATGGCTTGTTGCTCATGCGTGCTGACGGCCTTGGTTGGCACGACTTCCAGTGCGTACCGGTCCAGCAGGTCGCCGATGGTGCGCACACCAATCTGGTTGTCCAGGCGGGCGGCCCATGTCTTGTACGCCTCAGGTAGCGTTTTGCCCAAACGAAAGGTTTTCCTTCCGTCCCATTGAGCTTCCCGCCCCGGCGGAACTTGGTAGTAGTACGCCTTGTGGGTGTACCGCCAGCGGTCAGGCAAACCTCGATTTTCTGAGTTCCGCTTTCTTATCATATTGCGCTCCAATCCGGCTCGACCTCTTTTGGTCTGCGCGCTGATCCATGCAAAACACCGAACACTTGGCGCACATGCTCACGGAGTACCGCTACCGTATTATCCGCCCGAACCCTGTGTTCGATTCCCATAAATCGCAGCGCCCGTATTTGCGCATCAGAGCGGCTTCGTCGCGTGAGGTTTTTAACTTCCTCGGGACTTAGAAATATATCTTCGTTCATAACGTGACTTTCTCCAACTGGCGGGCCGCCTCCATCATCATCTCCACCCGCCGCTCCAAACCTCGCACCCGATTGCCCAGGATGCCGGTAGGCGTATGGGTGCAGATATCCATGCCCGATGCCAGATGCACCAGTTCATGCAGCAGACCATCATCGGCCACGGCCTCTTGCGCACCGTCTCCGATCAGGTGATAGCAGAGCATGGCCCCGTGCAGGCAGCCAAGGTAATCGCAGCGGGCCCAGCACTCGTACGGCGATTGTCCCGGTGGCCAGCCGTCGAAATGGTAGGTGTGGCCGCTTTCGGTCACGTATTGCATTTGCCACTCCCTGTCCTGTAAATCTCCACAAGCTCGTACACAGTCACCGGCTTGGTCTGCTCGCGTTCATGGGCAATTTTCATGATGGCTTCCAGCACTGACTCGCGCTCACCGACGCATGTGGCCACGGTTGTATGCTCTTGATGTATTACCATGGTGGTCATGATGGGTCCTTGGTGGGCTGGTAGCGGGCGAGCATGGCCTCTACCTCAAGGATGCATTCGCTCTTGGTGAGGCTGTACGGGTTGCTGTTCAGCCGGCGGATAACGTCAAGCAGCGCCTCTCGTCGGGCCTCGTCCGGAGCGCTGGGCTGGGCGGTAACGGGGGCGGCGTAGAGCGGAACAATCGCTGGTCGCTTTGCGTCGAGCTTTGCGAGCGACATTACCTTGCTCACGTACTTTTCAGCAGCTTCATGGGTTTCAAACATGTACAGGCCGGCGCGTATTGGCGCGACACCGACATTATCGGCGTCCCATGTAACCCACCAACATACCGGCTCCGCATCACTCTCCACCTTCACCGGCTCAGCTGGCATGAATGCGCCCGGCCACGTTGCATGCAGACGCTGGGCAATTTCTTCCAGCGAGTATTTCTTATCGGGCCAGTTGTCGGAGATGTAGTCTGCAAGCCTATCCAGATTCAGCTTTTCATCTTCCGGCTCGGCGGGTTGTGGTGCGTTCCGATAGAGTGGGAAGAATCTCGTGTCGTGCGGGTCGCTAAAAACAATGTCGTAGCAACGTCCGTCAGCGTGCGCTTCGGCTCCTGGGCGCGGACGATACCAAAGGAAAGGCTTGGCGGGTTGTGGGGCTGCACTGATGGGCTGACCCAAACTCCAGAGGAACATGCAGAAATTGGCTACGTCGCGGGGGTCACCCTTCTCGACGTGGGCGCGCAACATTGTGGACAAGTCCTTTGGGTCACACTCATGCCAACCATGCCGACCTTTGGCGCGGGCCTGAGCAAGTTTTTCTTTCATAGCTGCCGCGAAGTGGTCGACCGCATCGTCGTCGGTGTGTGCGTTCGTCACCGGCTCGGTGGGTTGTGCGTCAACGGGGGTGCGATAAACCGGCACATCGAAACCGTATTTTGCGGCCGCTTCTGGCGTACCCTTGGCGTGCAGCATCATGGAGTCAGTACGTTCATTCAAGGGAGAATCGCTGCCTGGGTGCCCCAATTTGCGGAGTTGATCGCTACGTAGCCATGCCACCGGCTCGGCGGGTTGTGGGGCAAAATCTGTCCACCAGTCGAATGCCGAAAGCAAGTCATGTGCGGTGAGCAGGTACTTATCATCATCACTCGCTTCGTCTCCACCTGTCATGCTGATGAAATGAGTGTCGATAAAGTCTCGAATTTCTTTGGCGTTTCTTGGCCACGCCACCGGCTCACTCCGCCCCTTGCGATCATGCTCGATGGCGGCTTCCAGATCCTTGGCGAGTGACACGTTCTGCCCGGTCGCTTTCAGTGCCGCAAGGACTTCGGGCATCAGCCTCATAATGTTGTGAGTGTTCATTTCCTTTCCCCCTCAATGCGGCGGCGGGCGTGGGCCATCACTGAGTCAAACGCAGCGCGCCGATTGTCCAGAAAGAATCCGGTTGTGTCGAAAACAGCATCCTTGTAGGCCAGCACAAGGCGCTCATGCTCCTTCAGCCACTCATCCGCAGGCATGGCGCTCTGCACCGGCGCAAGCTGGACGGCTACGTGCGGGGCATCGTTCGGCCAGCAGTTGTCATATTCGTCGACAAGGTTTTTGGCGTCAGCTTCGTTTTGACATAGGGTTGCCATCCCTCGGCGGCCTACTACATACCAGCGGGACGGAATGTTATTGGTTGTCATAGACTGTCTCCAAGGCATTCGGGGCACGGCAATAAGTAATCGCACCAAGGGTCACGACCGTCGCCGTGACAGCGCGGGCATACTGGCTCGTCGTCGTAGCCGTCGTCATCAAGATCGTCCGGCACGGCATTATTGGTTGTCATGATTCAATCCTTTTTAATAGCTCACTAACCCGATCTTTATTGCGGGGCTCGTCCAACAGTTCGGCGGCTTGTTTTGCCTGCTGTCCGAGCCGATGCAAATCTTCCGGCACGCCATCTTCTCCATGCGCCGCCATCATCCGCTCTCGGTGCTGAAAAATGCCTAACGCGAGCGCAGCCAGCGCAATGGCAAACTCCCGTGCCCGTCGGTTTTCGCGCTGTAGTTCACGATCAAGCAGGAATACGTCCGACTTCATGCGCTCGACCTCATCCTCGGAAGGCGGGCAGTTGCACATCTTGGGCCAGTGCCGCCAGCAAACGTCCGTGAAGACGCTCATGATTGCTCCTGTGAAAGGGCGGCATCAGCTAAATCTAGAATCGCAGCTACGGTGCGCGTTTCCCCGTGTATGGTTATGTCTCCGGCCTCACGGATTGGCTCTGCCATTCGGCAAGCGGCCTGTAATGTGGCGGCATTCCACTGCAAAGCCTCCCGCAACCTCGCAATCTCCACATCCCTCGGGTCAGGCCCGCGCAGTGCTTCCATTCCCCGGTTGCGCTCGGGGTCGTTGTGGTCGTGGGTCATCAGTAATGCCTCTCATTTTCCTGACGTTCATAGCCTTTGGCCATGCACCACAACACAAGAGCAAGCGCAATCAGAACTGTGGCAAGAGCAATGAGGATCGCTGTCATGGCTCTATCCTCGCTGTGAAGGTTGTGGCGCTCATGCTCTGCGCCAACTGCTCGGGGGCGGCGATATAGCTGCACACGCCTTGATGGCGCAGAGCGGCGCCCACTGTTTCGTTCAAACTGCAGAGCGTATCGATGGCAGCCTGCTGCAATTTGGCCGATAGCGCTGGATTGACTGCATAGACGGTGGAGGCGGCTTGCATGGTGCGCTCGAACCCGCGCAGGATCGCGCACTGTTCGTCGCGCACAGGCGTGGCGCCCTGAACGCCAACACCGATAATCGAAACACCACCGCCGGCGGACACCATGCAGTTATCCGATGAAAAGCTGCCGAATAGCCCGAGGCTGCCCATCTGCGGCGCGGATTTAATTGTTTGCGTCCCGGATCCGCTGGACTGAAACGTGATGTTTTGTGCGTTGCCTGCGTTCTGGGCAGCGGCGTTCGCCACCGATTCAGTTTTACTGGTGGCGGTTTGCGCCTGTGCCGCGCTCGCTGCTACGATGGCCGTAGCAATAAAGAGTGCTCGCATAGTGTCTCCTTTGTTGTCAGGGCCGGGAAGTGAGGTCCCGGCCCGCCTGATTAAAGACCCGCTACGCCCGCGATGCCGCCCACGGCGAGAAACCCGCCGATCTGCCCGACCTCAAAACTGGCTTTGCCCTTGGCGCTATTGATGCTCTGCGCTTGAGCGATGGAGCCGTTCTGGATCAGGCCATCAGCATTGAGCGCGGCCTGATCGGTGACGCCAACCGTGGCGATGTTGGCGTACTGACTGGTCGAGGTGCCGACCGTTGCCGTGGTGGGCGTGACGATGCCGCCGATTGTCGCCAGGCCGCCGGAGTTGGCCACTGACGACTGGAAGCTATAACCAGTGCCGGCCACTTGGCCAACGGCCACGGCAGCGCCTTCGGTTGCTGATTTAGCGGTGCCAGATGCATCGGCGGTCCAACCCTGCGTCACGCCGCCAACAGCGATACCGCCGGCAACACCGCCGCCGTTATTACTGTTGTGGCCATTTCCGTGCGCGAACGCGAAAGGCGTTAGAAAAGCGAAAACTACTGTTGCAATGAGAGACTTCATTTAATGCTCCTGTTGAGTGCGTGCCTGTGTCCGACAGGCGGCGGTAAATCATGCGAGGTCTTCCCTGCTTTGGGCGGGATGGCCGCGCTTGTACGCCTTAGTGAAATGAGTTGCCACGCAGTGCCCGCGCCGGCGCGCTGCATTGGCTATCCGCGCGCGGTCGTTTCGTGCGCTGGCGTGGCGCATCAGACCCATATAGCTGTTGGCGGTGGCGAGCGTCTGCTCGGGCGGTACTGTCTCCATCCGGGCCAGAGCCGTGCGCACTGAGCGGCGGCGCACTTCCCGGCGCCATGGCTTGATGACGTAGCCTGCGAAATCCACGCCGCGAGCAATGGGTTGAATGACGGTTTTGCGTGGGTTGAGCGCCAAGCCCAGTCCGGGAAGATGTCGCTCGATGCTGTCCAGCGCGCCAAGCAGCCAGCCTGGAGACTCGCTCAGAAGCACGATATCGTCCACGTACCTAACGTAATGCCGTGCGCGCACATGGTGCTTCACATGCTGGTCGAGGCTGTCCAGCAGCACATTGGCGAAAAACTGACTGGATAGGTTGCCGATGGGCAGCCCGTGATACTCGGGCGCCTCCATGAGTCGCTTGTGGCGCGGGACAGTCTTGAGCAGAGCCTTCGAGCCACGGACCTCCACGTTCTCACGCGGATCGTGAAACAGGATGAGCGCAGCCAGGTTGCGCCACCAATCCTCGGGTATCAGCTCGGCCAGCCTGAACCACACCAGGCGCTTATCGATACTAACGAAGAAATTGGCCAGGTCCGCCTTGAGAAAATAGCCGGCACGACTCCAGTTTTGCGTCTGACTGCGGATCTTCGCTTCCAGGCGCTTAGCGGCGTAGAGTGTGCCTCTGCCTGGAATGCACGCGCAGCTATCGGCAATGAAGCGGGCCTGAAACCGGGCGGCAATACGGTTGTACAGAAGATGATGGACGATTCGGTCCCGAAACTGTGCCGCCCACACCTCGCGCGGTTTAGGGCGCGTGATGACAAAGCAGATGGATTTTCCAGGCCTGTAGGAGCCGTCCAGCAGCTGCTCATGCAGTGCGGACAGGTTTTGCTCCAGGCGCTGCTCGAAACGCAACGCGCTATCGGTGGTGCGCTTGTGGCGCCGGCAATCGAAATATGCCTGCACCAATTCTGGGAATGTAGGGCTTGTATCCATAATAAAACACGGTCTGATTTGCGGAAGGGACGAACCCGAAACTCGTTGTTCTTGTTCCAGTTGTTGACGTTGCCGTTCTCGAAGTCGATGGCCCAGGCGTTGTTCTCCGAGTACTGCGAGGAATCACGCTATTCACATCGCCCGAACGAGGCTGGCGGCTTCATCCGGGTAACTGCGCCGGATCAGCGCAGCCACTGCTGCCGATATCCGTGATGCGCCTATCGGTGGCCTTGTGAGCCAGCGGCGTGACCAGATCAAATGGCGCATTGGCCCTGCCGCCGTGACGACGGGGCGGCAAGCGCTCGTTCCGTGTGCTTTAACCATGCGGTTGCCTGTTTACCTATGCTGTCCGTCAGAGCAATTGCCTGGCCGTATTGCCCCTTGGATATGAGACGCAGATCCATCGCCAGACGAACAGCGAGGTTGACCGCCTCAATCTCCGTGCGCATGCGCGCAAGCGGGCCTCGTCTGTCCTCGGTGGTATTGGCCTCATAGACACGCATCACAAGGCCGACCGACTGGCGGCGCAGTTCCTTGCCGAAATCGGCCTTGTAGTTTCTGGGCATGTTGGCCACCAATTTGGTGATCAACAGCGTCAGGTCATACGTTGCCTTGTAGATGCGGGTGTCTGTATGTAGGGCCATGGTCAGGCCGGGCTGCGCCCGGAAGCGTTAAAGCGATGAATCGATGATGCTGCGGAAGGGACGAACCCGAAACTCGTTGTACTTGTGCCAGTTGCCGACGTTGCCGTTCTCGAAGCCGAAGGCCCAGGCGAGGTACTCCGAGTACTGCGCGCTGGTCCAGTACCAGTCCTCTTTGTCGAACTGACCAGGGACGTTGATATAGGCCAGCATGAGTTCGCGCTGATCAGGTACACGCCAATCGTTGTGGCCATTGATTTCGCCCTTGGCCTGGACGGCCTCGGCGGCGTTGCGAAACGTCACGTCCTCGATATCGAACTGGACGCCACCGGGTTCAACCAGGTGATGCAGCTGTCCATCTTTCATGAGACTGCCCACGTAGGTACCGCCCTGCTCTGGCCAAGGCTGGCCGATGGCTGGAATTTGGGTTTCTGTCGCTGCTGTCATTGCTATGGCTCCTATCGGGCTTCGCCCGATTAAATGGGTGAAGGGATCAATAGGTAAATCTGCGGAAGGGACGAACCCGAAACTCGTAGCTCTTGCTCCAGCGGTTGACGTCGCCGTAGTCGAAGTCGATGGCCCAGGCGGTGCCCTCCGAGTACTGCGAGCTGGTCCAGTACATGATCTTTTGAAATAGGTGTGCCACGTTGGCCTGGGCGATCTGAAGCTCACGCTTAGCCGGCAGATACCAGTCTGCATGCCCGCCCGCGTCGTGATCAGATGCCACCTTCGCTGCCGGATGCTCGTTGCCGCGCAACGCATTGGTATTGCACAGCCATCCCAGGTGCTGCCAGCGCCGTCCACGGAGGTGCCATACCGGCCCCATTCGCACGGGCCCAAATCGGCCTCGGCCACGACGAGCCCGTAGACAACTCCGTCGTCTCCGAGGATATCGCCAGCGAAGAAGCCGCCCTCGCTCTCAATAAATTGCCCGATCTTGTAACGTGGTACTGCACCAGCAGCTCTGGACTGCAGCTGATCTATCAACTGCTTGACTGCGCTATCGACTGGCAGCGCCACGCTACTGCCGGCGCCCAGGTTGAATTGAATGGTGTTCATGAGTCCTCGCTTTGGTGAGAATTAAAGGGTGTTGCCTGTACCGCGGACGGCTCGATACGCCAGCCCACGCTTTTCGATGTATCCGGCCTGCACAGCCGCAGCACAAGCGCCAGCTGGCCAGCCACCGGTATCGATGTCGCGCCGCTCTATGGCCTCAAGCAGATCCTCCCAAGACATCCAGCCGTCACCAGGGGCGCGCAGCAGGATGTTGCGTATCTGGATCCAAACAACTGGCGACTGGGCGCGCAAGCTCATGCCGACCTCCGTATTTGGGCTTCGTGGGTGAAGTTGGCCGCGATGAGAGCCTTGGCCACCGGAGGGCAAACACTGTTGCCACACATGCGCACCTGGGCTGACTTGGATAGCGGGATTCGCGGCAGCTTGCTCGGGTCACCGTCCACCTGGCGCCCGTCCACGAAAAGGACGGAAGGATCTGGAATCTCGTCAATGACATAGTTCTCCGGGAACCCCTGGGCTCGATATAATTCGCGCGGGGTCAGCATGCGCAAGGTGATATCGACCAGCACCCAATTTCCAACCAGGATGATGTCGGCAGGTTCCGGAAAATGCTCGGGGAGGTGCTGATGCATGAGGGCCGCACATGCTTTGGCGCGCTCGAGCTGGCCAGCGTCCAATAGATCGGCAGATACCTGGATAGTCTGCACGACGCCCATGCGGGCCTTGGTGGTCAGTGTGTGCATGGGCTCATTAGCGCCCTGCCACTGCCCTCCTTCGCTGTAATACTTAACAAAATAAGCGGTTACCAGGCGCTGATTGCTACCCGATGCGGTAATGGTGGACACGGGGACGCTGACAGCACGACCGTCTCCGTCATAGAAGCCACCATTGGCCTGCTCCATAAAAGCCGTGACCAGGGCCTGTTCGCCCCTGTGGGCGCCGGTGACAGTGCGCAGTGGCTCGGACGCCGAATTGCCGGACCTGATGCCATGATGTGTCAAGTGCGTTAGATGGGCGGCAACAAGAGCGTGTTTGTTTGCTGCCACCACGGTGCCCAGAGATTGATCAATGTCCTGCGCGCGCGCCTTCTGCCCTGCCCTTTCACCGTAGCCGATGGTGATCAGGTTGGCTGCGACCAGCGCATGATGCGTGCCGCCAGCGGAGACTGTCGAAAGAGGCGCCCGAGTATCATCCCCCTGTAGATGGCTTTCACTGGTACCGCGCAAGGGGGCGATGAACGGCTCAAGGAGGGGCTGAGCGATGCATGCATCTGCCTTGGCGGTGACCGTCTGGGCCGGGCGGGAAACGGGCCGAGATGGGGACTGGCCCATGCGGCCACCGACGCCCACAATGAAGGGCTGTGGATTGTTCAGCACGTACCGCCATGCGCCCTTTGCCACGCGCCGCATGGTGTTCTGCGCGAGGGGGCGCGCCCGCCCAAAGATGGAGCGCGCAGGCAGGGAAAAATCAATGCATTCGGAGGCTGTACGGAACGGCAGAAGCTTTCCGGCAATGACAGCGGCTGAGGTGGGCTCGCCGTTGGTCGGCTCCGGCCAGACGATGGGCAGGCCGTCTCGGCGCGCGACCATAAAGAAGCGCCGGCGGATGGTGGGCGTGTCATGATCGCAAGCGCGCAACTCCGTCCAATCCAGCGTGTAGCCATGCTCACGCAGCTGGCGTACGAAGCTTTTGAAGGTGCGGCCCTTGCGCAGCGGATCCGGCCTGGCCTTGCCGTCCTCTCCGATAATCAGCGGGCCCCATGTCCGGAATTCCTCGACGTTCTCCAGCGCGATGACGCGGGGGCGGCACTTTGCTACCCAGCGCATTGCCACCCAGGCAAGACCCCGAATATGCTTTTCGACCGGCGTGCCGCCCTTGGCCTTGCTGAAATGTTTGCAATCGGGCGAAAGCCATACCAGTCCCACAGGCTGATTGCCAGTCACAGCTATAGGATCGACGTCCCAGACTGACTCGCATAGATGCCGGGTATAGGGGTGGTTAAGCGCATGCATGGCCAGCGCTTCAGGGTCGTGATTGATGGCAATATCAACCGGGCGCCCGAAAGCCTCTTCCAGACCCTCGCTGGTGCCGCCGCCGCCCGCGAAATTATCAATGATGAGCTCGTCCGGAATGGCCAGATCAAGCTGTCTGCGATCAGCAATATGGGGGCGCATCAGTCACTACCTCCAAAGAGCGCGTCGAAGATCGCGGCAATGAGTTCGCCGATATCAGCCCAGATCACTATCCATCTCCCCGCCAAGCGCGGCCACAATGTCATTGATGAGGCTGGCCAATTCGCCTGTCATGAGAGCAAAATCACCCTCCCAGGCTTCAATGGCGTTGCGCTCGCTGCCCTGCCCTTCCTTGAGTATGTCCAGTGCTGCTATACGGTTGATGGTCAAATCCGCCGTCAAAATAAAAGAGACGCGATCAGACCAGGTCAACGCCAGGCGCGTGCACTGTTTACCGGATTGAATGTGCTGGTGAACTTCTTGCGGCTCCACGGACACATGCTGGTAGCGCACTTTTGCACGCGCCTGGCCGAGAGACTTGAGCTCGGTATCCTGATCGATGGAGAAGATCTCGGGGGCGGCATCCTCGCACAGCCAATTGGTCATAACCGCAGCGGGGGCCTGATTGACCTGCAGCATGAGCAGCGGAAATGGGCCGATGGCCTTGCCGAGCATGCCCAGGACGACGTCAGCCCGGTGCGCCGCGGCAGTATCGATTACGGCCAGACGGTTTCGCGTGTCGATCCAGACCTGCGTGTCGGTTTCGGTGAAAAATGCCTTAGGCAGCAACTCATCGGTGATCTGTTCCTTGATCTCGCGCATCTGCCTGCGCCCCGGCATAAAACCTTGCTGCTGAGCGATTTCGCCCGCCCGGTCTCGGGCAGCGCGGTTTACGACCGACGCGGGCAAGAGTTTTTTTGCTGTTCTAAGGCATAGCAGGTACTGGCCATCCTGCGAATACACCAGCCCCAGATCCTCGCGCGGCGGCACCCATCCCATGGACTGCATTTCCTGCCCGCCAATGGGCCGGTAGCCAAACTGGGCCAGCTTCTGTTCGAGTTCGTCTGCTGACAGCGCAAAAGATGGTGCCAGACGGTAGATTTTTAGATTCTTGAACCACATGGCTCACCCCCAGATCCAGAGCGCAATGCGCAAGGTCGCCCATATGACGGCAACAGTGCCACCGACATAGAGAACCGCATCAATGACGGGAATCTTGGTGCTGTCTTTCGCCCAGGCACCAATACCGTCGTAACGACTGGCGCGGGGAAAGCGCAGAGTGAAGTTGGAATGGCTGCGGTCTATGCCACCAGGCCAGTTGGATGATTGCATTGCCTCTCCCGTCGTGTGGTGCGCCTTTCTATGCGCGACGAGAGAATATTAGGCTACGCCTTATTTTAAGTCAATAGGCATCGCCTAATTATTTTTTGATTTTTCGTTAGGCTATGCCGGCTTTTGTGTCTGGCAGTGTGGAACTGGCTAGCCTGCAGCGAACATCCAGCGCCTCAGAACTGCTTGTTGCTAGAAGGTCCCTGAACTGATCGGGAGGCAATACATTCAAAAACCAGTCGAATTGCTCATGCAGCACATAGCACAAGGTTTCATGCTGTTTGAGATCAGCGAGCAGCGCCTGATATGTATCCACGTCAATGCGAACATAATGCCCGTCGTCCTGCTGTCGGTCCGCACTGGCTATGGATTTATGTTGGCTACGGCGCATGCAATCACTCCTCTTTCCCATTCCATAACGGGATTGCTACGGTCATTATTTGGACGGTCGATCCAAATGCTGCTCTTTGTAGCCATATATTGCACTGTGTTTTTGTACAGTGCAAGTACACGCCAGCATAGCAACTGGGAAAACTACGCCAGAGTAGGCTCTCGGAACGAAGTCAGTGTTTTCCCTTATAAGCACACAATGAGATGAACTTGACTTATGCTTGGCGGCAAGCGATATCGCTCGTAAATATGTTTATTTTCAGCATGTTATGAATTGATGATGTATTACTACACAACCACCGCAGACCACGCGACAACAAAAAACCCGCCGAAGCGGGCTATCTCGATTATGTAAGCACCCAAACTAAGAAGATGAATCAATGGGAATAATCGATGAACGATGCTCACGAATTCGATCCGCAAATGAATCCAAAAGCGCTATTTCAGTACCCGCACTCATAACGTCAATCTTCTTGTGTGGTGCTGCCTTTAGCAGGTTGATAGCCTTGTGAAATGCTTCCGCCAAGTTAGGACTGCTAGGCGGCGTGGCCACATAATACAGAGCGAATTCTTCAGCCGAATCCCTGATTGCGGTTATCTCGCCAACGTGCTTGTGAGCTTTGTTTCTTATTGCATCACCGTCCGCTAGATCAAAAGAGACCGTTTCAATGCAATGCCAAACTCCATTTTTCCAGGCAAAAGGAAACTGAACTTCATCTATCTGGCCTTGAATCAATTTAGGTGCAAAATATCTGTCCAAGTGGCGATCTACCAAATTCTTGTGAAAACTTTGCCATGCATCCCGATCAGTGACGCGATTAGCTGGCCTTTTGCGATCGTATTTGCCACAGTACCGTTCATACAGATTTATGAATGTCGCCTCTAGATTTCTAGATAGGCCTGCAGCCACGGAACTCCATTGCAATGCGCTGTCATCTTTTGGGAAAAACTCATTGAGATACTCATCTAATGCGCTTGGCTTCAATCCCAAAACATAGCTATCGAACGCGCTGGACACTTGCTCCGCGCGCTTATTCACTACTCGCATTAACGCTCGGAAGTTCGCGAGCGTGTTCGAGTCCAATATCTCTCCGGCCAGCCCCAATGAACGTCGAAACTGGAACTTCAAAAAGTGCGTTGCAGGACAATACAACACGACTCCAGCCGTAAAAAATTCCTGGGTGGCCGTATCGTACATATAACGCAATGTGGCATAGAAATACTTTTCGCGTTTCATCGTAGCGCTCCTAATGCCCGCTCCACTACTTCATGTATGTTTGCTCTGGAGTCGAGGATGATGCCTCGAATGCGATCAGCCTCATGATTTTCAAGCTTCCACGATGGTGGAAGCGCCCTAAAATAAGCGTCCACACGCCCTTCGTCTATAGTATTCCAAGCATCTTCAAATCGGTTCAAATCGGCAGGGCAAGACGTAAGCCTTGGTTTCGCAAATATGTGCTGCTGTGGCTGTCTTCGTGAATCAAAACCGCCCTCAATCCACGGCGCTCTCCAAAAGAGTTCCTGGCTAAAGCACAACTCATGATCAATAATGGCAATTTCACTCCCCGAAAACATACAATTCGGATTTTCCGGACGCCTATCACCATTAATTACAATCGCGTCAAAGGTATAGATTTCAGCTGCAGTTTGGCAAAGCGCTTCAGGAACCGATTGATCCGTTCCCCAAACAGCGAAGCCCGTCGGCAATTGAGCAGAACCAAACGCAAACGTATCACTATTACTGAAGAGGTCCCTGATGATTGGTTCACGAATCGTTTCCACGAACTCGGGATCGACCTGAACGGCGAAAAATTCAGGCACGGGGAGATCCAAGTCCTTGGCAATCATTCCGCAAACTGCTTCCACAGCGAGATCCCGAACCCCTTGCATTGTTTTCGCTGAACATTTAACAACTGCGTCTACGTAAGTGCCATCCTCTCGCTCACAAGATATCAAGTTAGGGAGCGTTCGCCCTGTCTTCATAGATCTAATAAGACTAGCCGCAAGAACGTTGTCGAGCATTCTCAAATTCCAGTGAGCGCAATACCGTCAGTTACCGTGCTGATTGTTACGTATTGTATACAAATTTGCAAATTGGCCTCCTTTACACGGAAGCCGCAACGAGACTGTCTTCTATCGAGGTACTTCCAACTTAGGCTGGTCGGCACGGCGAACAACTCTGTCATTTGAGTATTCTTTACACGAACCAAGTGAGGCTACCGGCTTGCCTCGTTCACTTCCCATCCGCCAGGAGCACCCCATCCCCACGCGGACAGCCTAAAACGCACCAGTGTCGGTTGGCTTTCGTTCACGTCGATTGCCAATTCATCGTATGGTTCTGATGCTTTTGAGGTTGGTCCTGTTCCAATTAGCGCGCGCCCAACCGGCAGATATATTGTTAGGGCCTCGTCACCTGCAATTGTGGCGATCATCTCGCCATCGACATACACGCCAGTTCGATACATATGAAGGGGGCGGCCTTCCCGGATAATCGTTACCTGGCCAGTGCCATTTTTTTGAATCAACAGATCCGGCTGCAGCACATACTGCTCATTTACGCTAACAGCCTCGTTCACTGAGGGGACGCTGGCGCAACCCACAAGCAATGCCGTCATGGCCACTATGCATGATAAGCGAGCGCTCGAAATCAATAATGTCTCCCAATAGTGCTCACTGAGGAACGGCCTCCCCGTTGGACAAGGCCCGTGCCAGCTTGGTGTTCATGCCTCGTATCCAGCCCGGGATCAGAAAGGCATCAACTAGAACCCAAATGCCCACCGCTACCAGGATGGCCAATCCTATACCAATAGGAGCAGTGAGAAAGCCGATGATAGCCAGCACAGGGATTGCGATGGCGCTACCAGTTTTCCCAAGATAGAATCGATGGCCGCCGACAGCCCCTAGGAAAAACCAGAGCAGATATGTCACGCCCAGACTTTTCTTGTTGGCGTCATAGAACATTGTCTGTGTGGTTGGGTCCATATTGCTCCTCCCTGGGCAACCTTGATAATTTGTATTGAGTTTCTTAATTTGGTTACTTTCTCGGGGAGATTCTACACAATCAAGACTTCCGTCGCATTACTGGTGGCCTTATCAGACCACCGTAATCGTAAGTGCTTACTAACTTTTTGCAGAAAATTTTTGTCTCCGAGCATCGCCGACAGACTCACCCCGTTCGGCCTCATAGCCACGCAGTAGGTCATCTATAGCGGCATCGGCTCTCTTGCGCTGCTGCGGTGTAAGTGCCTGCAGTCGTTCGATTGTGACTTTAAATAGGGGCCAGGTCTCACTTTTAGTGGGGACATGACTATGCTTCTGGCGTTTTGAATCACCATGTTGTTTCAAACCGTAGGGCCATTCCTCGTCGCTCATGCCCCAATGATCTGCGCCAACAACATCGGCAAAGTATCGCCAAAGCTCAGGCAATCGTTCCTTAGCGATAGCGCCTTTTTTAATCCAGTCTGAGACAGACGGGGGCTTCACGCCAAAGTGACGCGCGATTTCTGCCTGCGAGCGCGCACCGCCGCTCTCAATTTTGAGGCGTATCGCTTGTTCGATAGCTTTGCCGAAATCTTTTCCTTTAAGCATCGCCTAATAAACCATGCTGGCTATTGATTAGGCAATTCCTTTCTATTAATATTAGGCTACGCCTTATATTATGAGAAACCATGTCGAATCTCCACGTACAACAAGCTTGCGACATTGCGGGCGGTCTGTCCGCTCTTTCGCGATTGCTAGGGGTAAAGCCGCCTACCGTCCATCAATGGTTATCGGGACTCCGCCCGGTTCCGGTGGAGCGCTGCGCAGCAATTGAGCAAGCCACCCAGGGAAAGGTCACTCGCCGCGATCTGCGCCCTGACGATTGGTATCTCATCTGGCCAGAACTCAAGGGGGCGGATCATGCATAAGCATATTGCCGTGTTTCTGGACGAGCTATTTCGAGATATCGGAATCTTCTTCTGCTGTGTGGCTGGATATCGCTTCACTGCAGGCCACTCGCCCTCCGACTCTTGGGTCGGTCCAGCCATTGTGTTTGTCATAGTGATCGTCATTCGGTGGTGGCTATGGTCAGACGGAAAGCCACCCCGACAATCAACCGAACAATGTAACCAAAGGGATCGCTTCGCCACCTGGTTCGTCAGCAACCCGTTCATGGGTGTACTCCTGCGTTTAGCCAACCCCATATTCTTATGGTCCCAACTGCGCATAGCTGACGCGGCGGGCATCAAAATTACTTGGGGCCACCTCTGCGGCGACGTAACCGTGAATCAAGTGGCGGAACCAAAGGAGCCCCCACATGAGCTTTGAGCCAATTCTTCATAGCGCTATCTTCGCTTGCATACCAATCCGCGCCAACTTCTACAAGCATGGCATCCTTGATGTCGCTAAAGTCTCCGGCCACGCCGTCGAACGCGGCTTGCCTGATTTCCCAGGCCACCAGGTCCGTTTCCATGAAAACACCTATGCCCTTGGAATCCACCCACAAAGGCCAAGCCTTCTTATCCACGGTGTCTTGGATATTTTTCAGCGTTTTTTGAATGGCTTTGGCATTGTCTTTACCGGCCGATATCAACATCAGGTATCGACGCTTTCCCTCCGACTGCTCTTCGGAATCACCAAATGGATTGTCCATAGCACCCTCGACACATCAAATGTAACTGCTGGTTCAGTACAGCATACTCGAACATCACCGCCCAAGAACCCATGGCGCCCCAGGCCGGACGATTCGCGTATCCCCATCGGGCCTGGTGACACAGTTTCAATGAAGGGCCCTGGTGGAGGCGCTGGCTTGTTCGGGCAATTCCGTTTCACATCGGTAGCACAGCTCACGAAAGACGGCGGCCACAACCCCGGCGGGGGCGCGGCCCAACACAGAGCGAACGATATCGCGCGCCTGGGCAAGTGTTGCCCGGACCGCCAAAGCCGCCCTGTCCCCTTCCCCATCAAATTCATTGTTCGTATTCATGGTGCCCATTGTGGGCGGGCTGGGGGCGTGTGTCATGCGTAACGTATCGCAGACCTTAATCGGCATCCTGCGTGAGGAAATCTCCGAGTATCGGAGGATCCACCGCAAATCCCGCGAAACCATTGCGCAAATGGTAGTCGAGGCCCATGAGCATCTGGGGGCGGACATTACTACGGGCATACGGTTTGAGCCCAAGACGGTCGACACGTTCGAGCGGACCAAGGTAAACGCGGATCGGATCTTTCGATGGCTGGACGACGAGACCAAGGATTCGACCCTATTGCCGGCCAATTGTTTGATTTCGCTGCTTGCCGGCATGCCAGAGGAAGTGCAGCGCCGGATACTGGACCGCGCGCTGCTACCCTTGGGCTTCGCCGTGAGAGCGCGCGCCCTGCCCCAGCCCTTGGTGCCCTTCTCGGCTGCTGTTGCCACGCAGCTGATGCGCGAACAGAACGACGCCGCGGTTGCCGCGACGGGCCTGATAGACGGGTTTGACCGCAGCGAACTGGAAAAGGCGCATCAACAGGCGTCCGAGGCAATCGACGCAGGCATGAAGTTCCGGGCCATGGTTGAAGCCCATATGGCCGAAGCGGAGGCATCATGAAAGGCCCGCCAAACCCAACGTTATGCAAACCAGGCCAGCACCCTCTCCCACACCGAAAGCTTGAGCTTGTGCTCTGGGAATCCAGCGCTCATTACCGTTGCGTTATACGCCGGCTTTGCGAGAGAGGAAATAGTGTCCGGGCCGGTCGATTGAAGTACACGAAGCTCGTAATCGAGTTTGTTGAGCGACAATTTTGGCGCCCGTGCGGCCAACTGGCCAAACTTCTGCCTTTGCAGCTCACATCGAATGGACTTCTCCGTTGGTCGCAACTCACGCTCCACATAGGCAGCAATGGCAATGACCATGCCGATTGCAGCAGCAAAGCTAGGTTTGCCGACCCAAACGGTTGCAAAGGCCGCCGATCCACCGATCAAGTTTATGAGCGAAAAGACGCTATCCAACCTCTTGTAGAAACGCGCGTTCATGTCATTGAATCGCACACCGTACTGGGTATCAATAACGGCTTCCGCGTGATTCCTATCCAGTGCAATAGCTGTGGCTTGTGTGTTGTTCTCTTCCATCATCGACCTGTTTTGCTGGTGGTGGTTGTGGTACCGGACTGCGCGCAGGAGGTACCTGATTCTTTTGTTCTCGGCTCATGGTCGGTCCTTTGTGGAGAAATGAATAGAGTAAGCGCCTACATTTTGACACAAACGGACTCGACCGCCCATTACGCAAAGCGCAGGAGGCTTCCGTGAAAGGCCGCCCCACCTCCGCCGCCGAAAAGCGTTTTCACGATCAACTGGCGCGGCATATAGGCTGCATTGCCTGCCTGCTGTCCAAGTCTTCCAATCCCGAGGTATCGATCCATCACATTGATGGCCGCACCAAACCCTGGGCGCATTGGCTCGTCTTGCCGCTTTGCGCCGGCCATCATCAAGAGAACACGGGGCGCCCCGGCTTGATTCCGGTGCACCCCTGGACCAACCGATTCGAGCAGGCATACGGACCGCAGCCATTCCTGTTGCATGTATGCCTGGACATTCTCGAACGCCGCCACGGCATCATCGTGCCCCAGGCGCGCGCCGCGGCGAACGGCGACTGGAGTAAAGCGGCATGATGGCACCTCTAATAAGCTCCCAACGGCACCTTGACCAAAGACTGGTCCGCAAGAAGGCGGCGACATTCCGCACTTTTATCGTCCGGACGCTGGACGTCGAACTACGAGGTCGCTGTTATCGCATCCTTCTGGATGGCCACCATAACCTCGCTGCTGCTCGCATGGCTGCTGTGGAGCCCACGTGGCGAGGGCCTGCAGCCAAGTTCCAGAGAATCATGCGCAAGACACCGCCACCCGTGCTGGCCGCGATGCTCATCAATAACCTGACTGATTCCGATTGGTACTACATCGATACCGGCGAAGTCGTTACCGAGCTATTGCACCCGGAAAGGATAGCGGAATGAGGATATACATTTCCGGCCCCATGACCGGCCTGCAAGACCTCAATTTCCCCACGTTCCGCAGCAATGCGGCCAAGTTGCGCGGCGCTGGCTACACGGTGGTCAATCCAGCAGAACTGTGCACTGATCCAAACCAGCGTTGGGAAGATTGCTTGCGCAAGGACCTCGCCGAGCTTGTTGCTTGCGATGGTGTGGCTATGTTGCCCGGCTGGGAGGCATCCAGAGGTGCGCGACTTGAAAGATACATTGCCCTGGAACTGGGCATGGTCGTCGGTGACGTCCGGGCTTTCCTCCTGATGCAAGGGCAAAGGCCCCAACCCGCCAGCGAACCCGACCTCGCAGAGGGGGCATTATGAATGTACATACAGCCACTGCCGTGGCCTCGATTAGCAGATACCTGCCTACGAGCAGGCTTGCCATGACTAGCATTGAAATCGCTGGCCTAGTCGAGTCCCGGCACGACAGCGTGAAGCGCACCATCGAGCGGTTGGCAAATCAAGGAGTTATTGTCCAGCCACCATTGGTGGATGAACCCGGAACCGACTCGATGGGTCGGTCTCGTGCCACGCAGGTATATGTTTTCACCGGTGAACACGGCAAGCGCGACAGCATCATAGTGGTGGCGCAGCTGTCGCCGCAGTTTACCGCGCGCCTGGTTGACCGATGGCAAGAACTGGAGCGTGGTGTCATGCCGGCGGTACCGCAGACATTTGCCGATGCGCTACGCCTGGCTGCCGAGCAGGCCGACCAGATCGAAAGGCAGCAGCATGCGCTGGCCGAGGCCGCGCCCAAGGTGCAATTCGTCGACCGCTACGCCACCGCTAACGGCACACAAGGGTTTCGCCAGGTATGTAAGCTCCTGAACGCCAACGAGGCCCAATTTCGCCTGTTCCTGCTGGAGCAGCGCATTGTTTACCGCCTAGATGGAAACCTCACCCCATTCCAGAACCACATTGATGCGGGCCGATTTCAGGTCAGAACCGGTATAGCGCATGCATCGGATCGTGCTTTCGCGCAAATGCGATTCACGCCAAAGGGTGTGACGTGGATTGCAGGCGAATGGGGCAAGTATTGCCTCGCGAAGGAGCAGGCGGGCTCAGAATTATCGGAGGGCTCATCATGAGTACCGCAATTATGTCGGCATGCTGGCCGATACAGGGCATGACGCCAGCCCAGAAGGCTGTCTTGATATCCCTGGCAGATAACGCAAACGATGAAGGTGTTTGCTGGCCATCGGTGGCCAATATATCCATGCGCACTTGCCTTTCGGAGCGTGCGGTGCAAGCTGCTATCAAGTGGCTGTGCCAATCCGGGTACCTGATTGCCCGAGAGCGTTCGGGTCGTTCGACGGTGTATATGTTGACCCCCGCAGGAAATGCACCCCCGCAGCAAATGCGGGGCGCGGCAGATGCACCCCACCCCCGCAGCAAATGCACCCCACCCCCGCAGATGCTGCACCCCACCCCCGCAGATGCTGCACCCAGAACCGTAAAGAACCGTCATAGAACCGTAAAGGAACCTTCTCGGCGCAAAAGTGCGCCGACGGATGACGAGTTTGAACTCGCATGGTCGCTGTATCCGAAACGCGAAGGAGGCGATTCACGATCGGATGCGCTCAAGGCGTGGAGGGCCAGGATCCGCTCTGGCGATGCGACGGCGGACGAGATGACCGACGGTGTGCGTCGCTATGCCGCCTTCCTGCGGGCCAAGGGCAAGGTGGGCACGGAGTTTGTGAAGCGTGCCTGCACGTTCTTCGGCCCTGGCGGGCACTACCGCGAACGCTACGCCATCGCCGAGAGCGATATCACCGGCGGCCATAGGGCCAAGTTCGACCCATCCGCCTACGTCAACCAGCACCGAGAACCACAAGGGGGCGCAGACCATGACAACGACCGTACCGTCGACGTCCAAGCAGTGCGTGTGGACTGAACCGCGCGCCAAGCTCGATGGCGCCAGCATCATCACGCACCTGTACAACCGCCTGGACGGCATGTACCCGAATCGCTGGAGCGCAAGCTTCTCCAGTCCCACGGCGATTGAAGCTTGGAAGGCCGCTTGGGTGGAAGCATTCCTCGAGGACGGTCTGACACCGCAAGACGTGGCCCAGGGCCTGCGTGCCTGCCGGAAGATATACGACTGGCCACCGTCGTTGACCGAGTTCATCAAGGCATGCCGCCCCAACATCGACCCGGAACTGGCGTTTCACGAAGCGATTCGCGGCATGGCGCAACGCCAACGCGGTGAGCGCGGCAACTGGAGCCATCCGGCGATTTACCACGCGGCGGTCAGCATCGGCGCTCACGACATGCTACACGGCTCGTACCCGGCAATGAAGGGGCGCTGGAACCGGGTTTTCGCTGATGAGCTCGCCAAGGGTCAATGGGAGCCGATCCCAGAGGCACGCGCCGCCCTGCCTGCCCCGCGCAAGACTGAGCAGACGGACAGAGCCGCCCAGCAAGCCGTCGAGCAGCTCGGAATAGGTGGCATCGGCAAGGGCAATGGGCGCGATCCGCTTTCCTGGGCCCGCGCTGTGGTGGCAAATCCGCGGGGGCGCACCCGTACCGTCATCGATATGGCGCGCCGCGCCCTGCACGATGGAGCCGAATATGCATAGACGCTTCAAGGGGGCGCAAGCAACTCGACGACTGCAGGCGCTGGGCCGTCTCAAGTCCGGCGAGATGAACAAGACCGAAACGGCCTACTCGCAGCTACTCCAATCTCGCCAGCATGCCGGCGAGATACTTTGGTATGCGTTCGAAGGCATCAAGCTGCGCCTGGCCGACAAAACCTTTCTGACTGTGGACTTTGCCGTCATGGATGCAGATGGCTATCTGCAGATGGTCGATGTAAAGGGGGCGGCACACCTATTTTCTGATGATGCGAAGGTGAAAATGAAAGTGGCTGCCGAGCGCTTCCCATTCGCCTTCAAGATTGTTTACCCCCGCCCAAAACGCGACGGGGGCGGATGGGAGGAACAGATCATATGAGAAAGAAAAATGGACTGACGGTGGCAGAAATCCGCGATGAAGAGGCACGTCGGCGGCGCGCCGCACGTGAACGCCTGCAGCAGTTAAATCTGCTTGCCATTGAAAAGCTGGCGGCGCACGGTGTGAAAAACAATCGAAACTGGGTGCCAAAGACAATCACATCGATTGAGCAGTTAACAGGCTGCCCCATCAAAAATCAAGGTCAGGCTGAATACCTGCAGGCATTTCTGGCGGGCAAACTAATCAAGGGCGAAGTAGTGCCGCCGCGCACGCGCCCCGCATGGCGACCGCTGGTGATCTCGGACCAGTTGCGCCGCAATTTCGAGCGGGCCAGCCTGGCGCAGCCACCCATGAAGTCGCCCAACGCCAGCGGAGCATGCGATGGCGCACCGCATTGATGCGGACAGTCTGCTTTGGAACTGGGCCAGATATTGCTGGTCCGGCGCCACAGTGGGAAACATGATGCCTTACCTTGTTGATAAGGTTGCATCGGAGCCTGTCAATATGTACCAGGCTCTCGTCATTGACCGCATGCACCGCACCCTGCCCCACCATGAGGGCATGATCATTACGGCGGAATATCCACAGCGCAATGTGCGTTTCTTTGATCTGCAGGAGCATGAGCGTATGCAAGCGGCACGGCGCTGGATAGCCCAGATCACCGGCGTGCACCTTACAGACAATGAGTACCGGCTTTATCTAGGTTTATTCAAGAATCGAATTGCAGGAACATTGCTTTGAAGTATGCACGCGAAGTCATCGATCTTTTGGCTGCTTATCCTGACCGTGAATTCCGGATGATTCAGATTGTTCGCTATATTGCGGGCGGCCGACCTAGAAACCCGCTCGAATGGGAGCGCATACGCAAGGGCGTGCGCCGCGTGATGCTGGATCTGCAGGACTCTGGCCACGTCACGAAGCGCAGCCTGCACGCCAAAACGGGGGGCTTCTCGCTATATAGCTGGAAACCGGGACATTTGGTTGTTGAAAACCGGGACGGAATCCGGGACAATATCGCCAGGGAATTTGCGCCCTGAGTTTTCGTAAGCCTCGCAGCGATGCGGGGCTTTGGTATTTTCTGGATAGCTTGGCGCGAATTTTGCTGACGAATTCGCATTATCGAAGCCGACACATACGGAGCCATGCTAGAGGATCAGGAGCCAATTCTCTCAGACAAGATGGAACAGGAATTGCTGGGGCTAGCTGCCGCAGCAGCAGGGATGACTGAGCATCTATCCTGGTCCAACAACATCGCAGAGCCTGCAAGCCCGCATTTCGGTAGATCGGCTTTGTACGCTACAGGCGCGCAACAAGATTCCTGGAACCCGCTTATCGACGACAGCGACGCATTCAGACTGGCCGTAAAGCTGGATATGCGAATTTCGATAGGCTTGGCTTATGTAAGCGCGATCTGCGACTCATTTGAAGCCAGGGAATCGGTCACAGACGATCCCTACGAGGCGACTCGGCGTGCAATCGTGCGGGCTGCGGCAGGATGTGCAATGCGAGACGCGATAGATCGATAGGGCTCGCAATAGGTTGTCTCCTCCACCTCGCGGTGGATTTGGGCCTGAGTCTTAGGATTCAGGCCTCTTTTTTACCGGTTGTCTCCTCCCATCCTGAGTGGGAATTTGGCGGGCCTGTGTCTTCGGACGCGGGCCCGTTCGTTTTGGAGCCTCATATGCTCATGTTTGTTTTCGGCCTGGTCGTCGGTGTTCTCGTCTGCGAGGCGCTGTGCCAGTGGAATGCGGGATTCAGCCTGCTGCGCGAGACATGGTGTGCCATCGTGCGTGTAGTGAGGCATTGATCGGCAGCAATTATTGCAACTGCTCACTGATACTTGTTACCCCTGGATGATCAAGCAAGTTATCCGTTGCCCATATAAGGAAGCCATTATGACGGCCACTGAATCGGCCTAGTGCTGATATGGCTGAGTTCGGTATCTTGTACGCGGACCTGATGCTCCAGTCTTCCTCATACACCACGGCTATCAGGAAATGGAAAGCTTCCTTGTCATGGTCTCGGATGGCTCCCAATTGGCAAGATCGGTTAGTAGCAGTGAGGCGGCGGCTCTTAATTTGATATTGCAGGCCATCTGCATCGGTTGCGTCATAGCCTTTCATTGAGCTGGTGGCGAGAGTCAGCCCGAGCTTGGACGCCACCAACCATTCCGTATAGTCCCCGATGGGATTGTTGCTCGTACGCACAATGCCTCGTTCTCGCAGTTCCCGAAGGATGGATACATATGCCTGCAAGAGGTCGGTCGTCGTTAGCGAGCTGGGATCAAACATCGAGGCTCCGGATGGTAATTCGTGGATAGGCTTCAATCGTATGGGAGTACGTACTGCTGATGTATTGGTGCTTTCACTTGAAGAAAAGCTCCCGTCGGACTTTGCGCTCTGGTTATCCACAGCCAGGCAGACTGGACCAGAGTTATCCACAGAACCGGGGGCCCCTGAGGCAAATGCCCTGGTAAGGGGGATTCGAACCCCAAACATTCTCTGCTTATGAGATTTTTCCTAGGGGGGTAATAATAATTTCCCGAGGATTGGGCCATGTTCAAGTTTAAATCGACCCTGCAAGAGGGGCCGAAATACCTGCGCAGAACCGAGCGGCAGATCCCATTTGCCACATCGCGCGCGCTGAACAGCACGGCCAAGCAGGTCAAAAGCGCCCTGGATCAGGCCATACTGCGCGACTTTGATAGGCCCACGCCCTACACGCAGCGGGCATTGCGGATCAATTACGCCACCAAGGCCAAACTGCAGGCGTATGTCGGGTTCAGAGACAGCGCCGGCAAAGGTGTCTCGGCAAACCAGTACCTCTGGGCTCAGGTGCACGGGGGTACACGGCGCGCCAAGCGCTCTGAGCAGGCCTTGGCCAAGGTAGGATTGCCCGGCGGGTACGTGGTGCCAGGTGCCGGCGCGCAGCTAGATGCTTACGGGAACATGTCTCGCGGGCAACTAGTCAAGCTGCTCTCGTACCTGCAGGCCTTCGGCGAGCAAGGCTACCGGGCCAATGCCACGCGCGATAGCATTGCGCGCACGGCCAAGCTGTCCGGACCCAAACTCAGGGGCAGGAAGAAGTCGCAATACGTCAAGATAAACGGCGTTGCGTACTTCATCTCTCGCGGCAAAGGCACCATGTCGGGCAACTGGAGCCAGCCATTGGCCGCAGGCGTCTGGCAGAAATCGGGCACCCATGGCGTGGATGTAAAGCCTGTGCTGCTGGCCACCAAGGCTGCGCCGCACTACACAAAGCGTCTGCCCTTCTACGAAACAGCGGATCAGGTCTTTGGCGAGCATTACGACACGGAGTTTGCCAACGCGCTGGAACACGCGCTCAAGACGGCACGATGATCGATCTATCGAAGAAAACCACCCAGGCCAAATTTGCGCAGCTGGTGGGCGTCACGCAGCCGGTCATCAGTGGCCTGCTCATGCGCGGGGTGCTCACCAGCGGCGACACGGCGGGAAATTGGCTGCTGGCGTACTGCCAGAACCTGCGTGACGTGGCGGCCGGACGCGAGCAGACCGATTCCGGGCTTGATCTGGAGGCGCAGAAGGCGCGCCTTGCCTCGGCCCAGGCCGACAAGGTCGAAATGGAAAATGAGGTGCGCCGCGGCAACCTTGCCGAGGTGGCAGTGCTCGAATGGGTGCTGACCTCGGCGGGCAGTCTGGTCGGTGCTGCGCTTGACGCCATTCCGGCCAAACTGAAACGCCGGCTGGCCAGCCTGACGGCCGCCGACATTCTTATCATCGAGACCGAGCTGGCCAAGGTTCGCAAAACGATCAGCGAACTGTCGCTCGAGGATATTGAGGCAGGCGAGGATGATGAGGACGACTGATGCGTGTGCAAGCGAATCGCGGGCAGATCGCGCGCGCGCTGCGTCGCGGCCTGGCAGCGTTCGGCGCGCCGGCGCCATTGACCTTGCGCCAGTGGGCAGAGCGGCATTTTTACCTGTCAGCCGAGTCCTCGTATGTCGAACAGCACTGGCAGGCCTGGCCCTTTCAGCGGGCCATCCTGTCATGCATCGGCAACGACGATGTGCAGGAAGTCGACATCCTCAAGTCGGCGCGGGTGGGCTACACCAAGATTCTATTGGCGGCCATCGGCTTTTTCGCGCAGCACAAGCAGCGCAATCAGGCACTCTGGCAGCCAACGGATTCGGACCGCGACGAGTTCGTTAAGACCGAGCTCGACCCAATGCTGCGTGACGTTGCGGTCATGCACCCGATCTTTCCGGCCAGGTTGTCGCGGCACAAAGACAATACGCTGCTCATCAAGAAGTTCCTGGGCGGCGTGCTTCACCTGAGGGGCGGCAAGTCTGCCGGCAACTATCGGCGGATCTCCATCGGCGTGGCTTATCTGGATGAGTTCAGCTCATTCGATCCGGATATCGACGGTGAAGGAGACCCCGGAACCTTGGCGGCAAAACGGCTTGAAGGGGCCACCTTTCCGAAGATGGTCATAGGATCGACACCGAAGGAAAAGGGAACCTGCCTAATGGAAAAGCGGGCCGAGAGCGCGCAGGCTAGGTATGAATATCACATTGCCTGCCCGCACTGTGGCGGTCACCACGCGCTGACCTGGGGCGGCAAGGACGAGACGCACGGCTTCAAATGGGTGGGGCGTGATGCGGACAGCGTACGTCACCTTTGTCCGCACTGTTCGGTTCTGATTACCCAGGCAGAGTACCTCGCCGCGGCGGAAAGTGGATTCTGGTACGGCTCGGACGGCTCGACCATCGACCAGGACGGCGTGTTTCGGGACCGTGATGGCGTCATCATGGCCGCCCATGAGCACATCGCCTTTCACGTGTGGACGGCCTATAGCCCGGCCGTGCAGTGGTCGGAGATTGTGCAGGCGTTTCTGGATGCCTATGAGAAGGCGGAGAAAGGCGACGGGGCGGAACTGAAAACGTTCTGGAACACGACGCTTGGCAGGACATGGGAAGGCGCAGTCGAGAAAATCGAACTCGATGAGCTCAAGCGGCGTGCCGAGATTGAAGCCTTTGCACTGCCTGGTCGTGGTGAGAATGTCGTACCCATGGACTGCCTGCTGCTTCTGACCGGTCTGGATACACAAGATAACCGCATCGAGGCGTGCACGTGGGGATTCGGGCGGGGCAGCCAGATGTGGACCGTGGATCACCAGATCTTCTTTGGCAACCCCGAGGAGGACAAGGTCTGGAAGGACGTCGCCCAGTATCTGTTCGAGAGCCGGTTTGTGCATGAGGGCGGCCAGCAGATGGCCATCTATGCTTCGGCCATCGACTCGGGCGGCCACCATACCAATGCGGTGTATGAGTTTGCTCGCAAGAACAAGGCCCGGCGTGTCTTTGCGGTGCGCGGGCGCCCCTTTGGGGAGAAGAGTATCAATGATGGCGGCTCCATGGTCGACATTGACTGGCGGGGCCGGCGGGTCAAGAAGGGCGTCGTGCTCTGGCACGTGGGCACCAACCTGGCCAAAGACCTGCTGCATTCGCGCCTGAAGATCGAGCGCGAAGGGGCCGGTTACATACATCTGGCCGGAGATCTGTCGGACGAATGGTTTCGCCAGTTCTCCGGCGAAGTCCGGGCCACACGCAAGACCGCGACCGGCTCACGCACCATTTGGACTGCCATGCGCAAACGGGTTGAGGCGCTGGACTGTACGGTTTACGCGCTCTGGCTTGAGGCCCGCCTGAATCTTCAGCGCAAGACCGACGCGTGGTGGCAGGCGTTGGCCGACAAGCTGGGTGCAGAGCTTGTGCAGCATGATGAGCCGCCCGATGAGCCTGCCCCAACGAAGCAAGAACCGAAACAACCGGCGCCCGCGAAAGCGGGCGTTTCTGTATCCACGCCAGCTCGCCGTGCCACCAGGCGGGCTGCATCTTCATCCTACTTGAGAGGCAGGCGCTGACATGGCCTATACGCAAGCAGACCTTGATGCCATTAAGGCGGCCATCGCTGGTTCGGAACTTGAGGTCCAGTACGGTGATAAGCGGGTGCGCTTTCGCTCCATGCAGGACTTGAAGGATGCCGCGCGCCTGATTCAGGGCGACCTGGACGCGCAGGCAGGAAAGCGACGCAGCCGGATTGTGCGACTGCGCCACGGCGGCAAAGGAATCTGATGCGCTACCGGACACTGGCAAATCGCGGCTTCATACTGCCAATGCGCCTGCATAACGCTGGCTCGGCCTATGAGGGCGGCAGCGCAACGGGCAGCCGCGCGCGCAACTGGCAGCCCTCGGCAGCCGGCCCCAATAGTGCGGCCACCCAGAACCTGACCATGATTCGCCGGCGCGCTCGCGATGCGGTGCGCAATGACCCATGGGCCAAAACGGCGGTCACGAGGTGGGTGTCCAACGTCATCGCCACGGGCATCCAGCCTTACCCGAAACACCCGGACCGCGCCATGCGCATGCTGCTAAAGCAGTTGTGGGCGGACTGGACCGCACAGAGCGATGCCGACGGGCGGCTCGACTTCTATGGGCAGCAGGCCTTGGCAGAACGCGCCATGTTTGTGGACGGCGAAGCGCTGGCGATCCTGCGTCCTCGCCTGCCCCGCGATGGACTGACGGTGCCGCTGCAAATCCAATCGCTCGAGGGCGATCACCTGCCGGTGGAATTGACGCACCCACTGGCGAACGGCAATGAAATCGTCAATGGTGTCGAGTTCGACAAGATCGGTCGGCGCGTGGCTTATCACCTGCTGCCGCACCATCCTGGCGAATATGGGCGTATGAAATCAGCGTTCTTGCCTAAACGTTTTGATTCGGCGCGCATCGTGCACGCCTATCAGATACTGCGCCCTGGGCAGGTGCGTGGCGTATCCAGCCTGGCCACCGTGCTGCTGCGCCTGAAGACACTGGATAACTTCGACGATGCCGTGGCGTTCCGTCAGGAGGTGAGCAACCTGTTTGCCGGCTTTATCAAGAAACAAGACCCGACCGGCGATGGCATCGATCCGATCCACGGCGGGCCAGGTGAGTTCGATGAGGACGGCACGCCCATTGTCAGCCTGGAGCCCGGCTCCATGAACGAGTTGGCCCCCGGCGAGGATGTGGCGTTCGCCAGCCCGCCGGGCGCGCCAAATGACTATCAGGAGTTCACGCGCCAACAACTCATGGCCGCCTTTGCCAGCGTGGGTATCCCTTATGAGATAGCCACCGGCGATTTGCGCAATATCAGCGACCGCACCCTGCGCGTGGTGGTCAATGAATTTCATCGGCTTATCGAGCAACACCAGTGGGGCACCTTTATTCACCAGTGGTGCCGCCCGATCTGGAACGCCTGGCTTGAGGCCTTGGTTATTGCCGGGCATATCTCAGCGGCTGATTTCAAGAGCCATAAACGCGAATGGCAGCGCGTGACCTGGGTGCCCGAGGGCTGGGCCTACTTCAACCCTGTCCAGGACGTGAAGGCCAAGACCGACGAGATCCGCGCTGGCCTGACGAGCAAGTCCGCAGTCATCCTGGCCCAGGGTGAAGACCCAGAAACGGTCTTGCAGGAAATCATCGCCGATAACGAAGCGGCCGACGCTGCCGGTCTTGTGTTTGACAGCGATGGCCGCAACGGCAAGCGCTCTTCGGGCACGCAGTTGGACGACGATCCAGCCGATCCGGCCCGGCAACCTTTGACAACCTAGGAGCCAAACAATGGCAAAGAAGAACTGGTACGCCATGAAGGCGTTGCAGGTCGATGGCGAAACCGTAGCCGAAATCCGCATCTATGAGGAGATCGGCTTTTGGGGCATGACGGCCAGCCAATTCATGAAGCAACTGGACGAGGTGACGCAGGACGCGGTTCGCATCGTCGTCTCGATCAACAGTCCGGGCGGCAACGTTTTCGATGCGTTCGCCATCTATAACGCGCTGCGCCGACATAAGTTGCCGGTCGATGCCCGCGTTGACGGTGTGGCCGCCTCGGCCGCCTCGCTCATTCTCATGGCCGGTGATCGGATCATCATGCCCGAGAACGCCATGATCATGATCCATAAAGCCTGGACGTCGGCAGTGGGCACAGCCGATGAGCTGCGCGCCACGGCTGACATGATGGATAAGGCGGGCGATGGCATCGTGGCCGCTTATGTGGGCAAGAGCGGGAAGAGCGAGGAAGAGGTCCAGGAAATGATGAACGAAACGACCTGGATGACCGCGCTTGAAGCGCAGGCGTTGGGGTTCTGCGACCTTATCGAGGAGCCTGTAAAGCTGGCCGCATCGATGCGCGCCGCAGACCTTCTGGCCAAGTACAAGGGCACGCCGCAAGACTTGCTCACGGCACTGCAGGAGGGCGAGCCCGAGGCGGCGCCCCAGTCGGATCCGGATCCCGCGCCGCAGCCCAAATCCGAGCCAGCAGGGCAACCCGAACCCGCAGCCAAACTGTCCGCATCGGATCTGACCCGGCATGTCATCACGGCGTGCAAGGCCAAGGGCATCGCCCACCTATCGAACAGCATTTTGCTGAGTTCGGAGATGGCAACGAAAGAGCAGGCCGATGCGCGCATCGCCGAAGCGTTGGAGATCGACGGTTTGTGTGACGCCGCAAAACTGCCCGAGAAGGCCGAGGACTTCATCATCACCGGCCTTGGCGTGGAGGCAGTGCGCGCACGCCTGTTCGAGCATGTCGTACAGAGCTCGGCAGGCACGATCAGCAACTTGCAGCGCCCAGATGACAGCCCGAATCCTCGGGCTGTTTCCATTAACCCCAGTGCGATTTACGGCGCCCGAGCTGCGGCGCGCCAGTTTCGTTAACCTTCAGCAGGAGTCAACATGACTACCCTTACGGAAACCAACCATCCCGCCGAATTTCTCCTGTCCGAGGGAAATGGCGAAATCTCCCGCGAGCAAGTCACGCTCGCAGCCACCACCGTAGCGTTGGTGCCGGGCCAAATTCTTGGCAAGGTCACCGCCTCGGGTAACTTCGTCCCGTACGACGCCGAAGCCACGACAGGCGAGCAAACCGCTGTCGCCATCCTGTACGGCCATGCGCCCATTTCGACTGACACGCAAGACGTGACGGTCATTGTGCGCAATGCCGAAGTGGCCAAGGACCGGCTCGTCGGTCTTGATGCGGACGCACAAACCGACTTGGCCGATCTGGACATCATTGTTCGCGGCTGATCCCATAAACCTCAACCCTTAAACCTACATCCGGCCGCCCGTCAGAGGCGGCATTTTCATTTCTGGAGCTCTAAATGCCGACTCTCGACATATTCAATGATGATGCATTCTCCGTGCAGTCTTTGACTGCGGCCATCAACACCAATCCTGAAGGCCAGGCGGTCCCTACGCTACTCGATCCGCTGTTCGAGGAAGAAGGGGTCACCACGACTTCGGTATCCATCGAAAAGGACAACGACAAGCTGGTGCTTGTACCCAATGCGTCGCGAGGCGCGCCAGCCGATATCGTCCTGGGAACCAAGCGCAATCTGATTCCCTTCAATACCTTGCATCTTCCTTTGCGCTCGGTCGTGCGCGCCGACGAGGTGCAGAATGTACGCGCCTTTGGCAGCGAAAACGAAGTGCAGACGGTACAGGGACTGATTAATCAACGCATCATGAGGATGCGCGCGCGCATCGATACGACGCTCATGTATCACAAGCTCGGTGCTGTGACAGGCAATGTTTACGACGCCGACGGCACCACGGTGTTGCTGGATCTGTTTGATCGCTTCGGCCTGACGCAGCAGACGCAATCCTTTGCGTTGGGTACAACGGGCACCAAGGTGAAATCGAAGATCATCGACGCCAAGCGTAAGGCTGAGGATGCGCTGGGTGGAGCGGCAGTCATCACTGGCTGGCTTGGCATCGTCGGGCGCGGCTTCTACGATGCGTTCACCACCCATTCGAGCGTCGAAACGGCATTTGATCGCTGGAATGATGGCCAGTTTTTACGCGACGACTTACGCAAAGGCTTCACTTATGGTGAAGTGGTCTGGAAGGAGTATTACGGCAAGGTGGGTAGTACGACCTTCATTGATACCGATACGGGTTATCTGATTCCCATACTGGCTGGTGAAAGCGCCTTCCAGACCCGGTTTGCTCCGGCGGACTATATGGAAACGGTCAATACCCTGGGCCTGCCGTACTATGCGGCGCAGAACGTGCTGGATTTCAACAAGGGCGTCGAGCTTGAGGCGCAATCTAATCCCCTGACCATCTGCACACGCCCGCGCATCGTCATCAAGTTGACCAAATCGTGATCTGGGACAACAGCCGGTTTGATCGGGCTTTCGAACGGATAGGCGTGCGCGAGCGCGTCTATCTCGTCCGGGAGGGCGAGCCTGACCAGCCCTTCATGGCCCGGTTCGACCGGCCCCAGGAGTATGTACTGGACGGCCAAGCCCACACCACAGACTACAGCATCGAATTCACCACCTCGGAAATGCCGAATCTGACCTTAGACAGTCAGGTGCGCATTCATGGTCAGCTGTATCGGGTGAATAACGAGCCGCTGGCCCAGGGTGACGGGTATTGGACGATTGCCACACTGGAGGCGTTGTCGTGACGAAGTTGCAAGGCTATATCGCGGGGCTTATCGACGCGTTCGAGAGCGGTACTGGCTTTCCTGCACGCATAGAAAAATCGCCCGTACGCGCGTTGAATCGGGAAGACAGGCAGGTATTGAGCATCCTGCCTGGGGCCGAATCGGTGCAGGACAGTCCCGTTTCCATGGCCACCCGCGAGCGTGAAATCCTGCTTGTTGTCCATACGGCAGGCGATGAGCATCTGGATTTGGCCGAGGCGGTGTTTGAGGCCGCCCACCCCATCGTGATGGGGTTTACCGCTGAAGGCTTGGTCAGCGTCAACGAACACGGCACGGATGAGCCCAAATATGCCAATGGCGACCTTACCCGCCAGGTCGTGACCAAACGGTACAGGCTCATTTATCAGACCGACGAACACTCTTTATAGGACACGATCATGAGCAAGAGCGAAGCACCGCCCGTGGTGCTCGATATTCCGCCCGCCACACCGCCCACACCGGATCCTTACTGGGGCCAGGGCGGCAGCTATACACGCGATCCGGCCACCGGCAAGCGCACCTTGGTGCAACGCACCGAGCAGTGCGCTGATTGCATCCTCCAACCTTCGAAAGGCTGACAACCATGGCAAAGTCCACTAAAAAAACGCTGCTGCTTGCGAAAATTCAGACGGCGGCCGGCACGGATGCCTCTCCGACAGCCGCGGCCAACGCCATCCTTTTGCGCAACGTAACGGCCACGCCGCTCAGTGCCGAGTATGTCGAGCGCGCTCTGATTCGTCCCTACATGGGCAATTCGGGCCAGATTCCGACCACCAAGTACGCGCAGATCGAGGGCGAGGTCGAGTTGGCCGGCTCGGGCGCCGCCGGTACGGCGCCGGCATGGGGGCCACTATTGCGCGCATGCGGCTTTGCTGAGACCGTAACCGCTAGCACTGACGTCACTTATGCGCCGATCTCGGGCAACTTCGAGTTGCTGACCCTGCACTACTATCTGGACGGCCTGTTTCACAAGATTGTGGATGCGCGCGGCACGGTTTCGTTCGATATCACCGCTAAAGGCATTCCCTTCATGCGTTTTCGGTTCATGGGCGCCTATTCTCCCATCACCGATCAGTCCAATCCCACGGGGGCGGATTACAGCGCGTTCATGAAGCCTTTGGGCGTGAACAAGACCAATACACCCACCTGGAGCCTGGATTCGTACACCGGTTGCCTGCAGGCGCTTACCTTCGATGTGGCAAACCAGATCGAATGGCGCTCCTACATTAGCTGTGAAGGCGCGGAAATTACCAACCGCCAACCCACCGGCAATCTGGTGTTGCAGTTGCCCAGCATCACGGATCTGAACTGGCCTTCTCTGGTGCTGACCGCAGCCGAAAAGGCGCTGTCCATCACGCACGGCACGACAGCGGGCAACATCGTCACGGTCAATCTTCCCAAAACGCAACTGACCAACCCGTCGTACTCGGACGATAACAACCTTGCAATGCTGAACCTCGATCTGAACATCAATCCCGGCCAGGGCAATGATGAGATCGAAATCGTTCTGACTTGATCCGGAGCCTCACACTCATGGCATTTATTCCCGCAAAGCGCCCGATTGTGGCGTTTCCCATTTCTGTGTCCGTCTATACAGAAGACGGCTCCACCGTGGAACTGTCTTTTACTGCCCAATACCGACGTGCGCAGCGCCAGGAGCTGACCGACCTGAACGATGGCGCCGTCAACCACGGCCTGAGAAGCATGGGGCGCGAGCCCATCGAGCGCGAGGATGGCAAACCCATTCCCGCTTGGCCCTACGATAGCGATGATGCATTCCTTGTTGACCGGATGGTGGGTTGGTCTGGCGTGCAGAACGCTTCGGGTGGCGAAAAGCCCTTTAGCAAGGAGGCGCTGGCCGAGGTCCTGTCGGACTATCCAGAACTGGTACCGGCGCTGTTTCGGGGCTTTTTCAAGGCACATGAGGGGGCGCGAGAAAAAAACTAGTTGAGGCTGCCCGGTATTGGACCAGGGGTGGGAAGTTGCCTGCGAGCGACTTCATTCCTGACGACACAGTGCTGGCAGCCTTGCTTGCCGCCGGCGCACCGCCTGAGGTGATTGCGGCAGCGCGCGGTGCGCAGCGCCATGAGCAAACCGAGCATTTTGAGGTCTGGCCTGAGAACTGGCAGTCCGTCGAGCTCTTTCTGGATCTGGCCACCAGTTGGACGTGGCTTTCCGGTGGCTTGACCGTGCCGGCTCGCCTCGGTTTGCCCGCCACCCAGGTCCAGGCAGCCATCCGCATGCTGGGCCTGCGTGGCTCAAACCGCACGCAGGCCTATCGTGACGTTCGCACGATGGAATCGGCCGTTCTTGAGGAATTATCCAAGTGACCAACAAGCAAATTGGCGTAACGCTGACCGCCGATGTGGACAGCCTGCGCCGGGGCATGTCGTCGGCGCAGGCTGCTACCGTGGATTTTGCCCGGCAGTCCGAATCCGCCTTAAGCCGCGCCTCGGTGGCCACCACCCGTTACGGGCGCAGCCAGAAGGAACTATCGATGGCCATGCGCGGGGTGCCGGCCCAGATCACGGATATCGTGACCTCGCTGCAGGCCGGGCAGCGGCCCATGTCTGTGCTGTTGCAGCAAGGCGGACAGTTGAAAGACATGTTTGGCGGCATCGCGCCGGCGGCCCGCGCACTGGGCAGCACGCTGATATCACTTATTAACCCGCTCACAATAGTGGCTGGCGGCGCTGCGCTTCTCGCGGCTGCTTATATTAGTGGGGAAAAAGAATCGCAGGCGCTCCAGAAGGCGCTCATCACCACAGGACATTACGCGGGGATCACGGCCGATCAACTGGCCGAAATGGCTGAACGCGTAGGCAAGACGGCAGGCACGACGGGTAAGGCTGCTGAAGCGCTTGTCAAGGTAGTTTCCTCAGGAAAGATTGCGGGCAGCGCCATTGAACAAGTTGGCCTTGCCGCTATTGCCATGGAGGATGCCACCGGCCAGGCGATCAAGAAAACGATAGATCAGTTTGAGTCGCTCGCCGATTCGCCCTCAGATGCCATTGTCAAGCTTAATAGCCAGTATCATTTTCTGACTGCGGCTGTGTATGAGCAGATCACAGCCCTGGAGGATCAGGGACGCAAAGACGATGCGGCTGCGCTGGCACAGCGAACCTATGCCTCTGCGGTGCAACAACGCGCGCAGGAAGTGCAAGAAAGCGTCGGCTATATGGAGCGCGCATGGTCTTCGCTCAAGGGCGTCGTAGTTGGTGCCTGGGATGCCATGAAAGATGTCGGGCGCACAACCACAGCCCAGGAAGAGCTTGCCAAAATAGATGCCGAGATAGCGAAACGCGAAGGCGGTTTCGACCTAACTGGCAGGCTCGCCAAACTTAAATCGCGCCGCGAAGGATTGCGCGACCTGATTAAATGGCGGGATGCTGCCGCGCGCGCTCGCGCTGACGACATTCGCGCTCAGAATCTGGCTATCTCGGCCGAGGACACCATTCTCAAACTGCGCGAGCAGTCCGCCAGTAAAACCGACAAACTGAACAAGGCGCTGAAGGACTATCGGGACAATCTCAAGGCAATTCGCGCCCTTAATCCGGCCAAGGATTCCGAGCTATACAAGAAATTCCTCGATCCCGCGAAGATCGCCGCTGACGAGGCGGCCATTCGCAACAAGTTCAAGGAAAGTGGTTCCTCGGGTTCTCACGATGACGCCGCCACCAAGCTGCTGCAACGACTGCGCCAGAGTGAGACCGTCACCATGGCGCAACTTGCCAGCGAACAAAAGCTCACCTCGGCACAGCAGGAGCGGCTTAAATATGAGCAGCTGTTTGCTGATCTGAAGGAAAAGAAGGTTCTGACCACTGATCAGAAGAGTCTTTTGCTCAATGAAAGCCTCATCCGTGCCCAACTGGATCGCAATGTGGCCGCGGAGCAGGAATTGCGCACAAAGAAGGAGGCCGTAAAGGTCGACGCCCTGCGCGCATCCCTCGCGGCCTCCCTGGCGGCGGATCAGCAACAATATGAAGAGCAGCTGGCGGGTGCAGGCCTTGGCAAGCAGGCACAGGATGAGCTACGCGCCCGCCAGAAGATCATGCGTGATTACCAGCGTGATCTGAAGCGCGCATCACAAGGATTCCTCGAAGGCGATATTGGCAAGCAAACCTATGAACGCCAGATCGAGCTGCTACAGGAGAATCTGGACGAGCGCCTTGCCCTGCAGCGCCAATACTATCTGGATTTGCGCCAAGAGCAGGCCGAGTGGCGCAATGGCGCCACGGCGGGCCTGGCTGATTACCTGGATGCCACGCGCGACGTGGCTAGCCAGACCAAGACGCTCTTTACCGATGCATTCAAGGGCATGGAGGATGCGATCACCACGTTCGTGACTACCGGCAAGCTCAGTTTCTCAGAGTTCGCCGATAGCGTAATCAACGATATGGTGCGCATGGCGGTTCAACAGAACATTACCGGGCCCTTGGCCCAAGCAGCCAGCAACGTTCTCGGCAACCTCTTCGGCGGGCAATCGGCGCCATCGGGCGTAACGCCTGGTGTGGATTGGGTCTACAAAAACGCCACGGGCAACGTCTATGCAGGTCCAAGCATATCAGCCTATTCCAACACCGTGGTCGACAAGCCCACATTCTTCGCGCGTGGGGGTAATGTCATGGGCGAGGCTGGCCCAGAGGCAATACTGCCGCTCAAGCGTGGCCCAGATGGTAATCTGGGTGTCAGAGCAGTAGCGGGACAGAACGCTGCGCCCAACGTCAAAATCAACATCATCAATCAGGGCGGCGAGCGCATGCAGGGTCAAACCACGGCGCCCAAATTCGATGGCGAGCAGTGGGTGATTGACGTGTGGCTCAAGAAGGCGAGAACCAGCGGCGCGTTCCGGTCAGAGATTCGCGGAGTGCTGGCGTAATGGCAACCTTCCCCTCCTACGCCAAGATCCTGCTGCCGGGCTTCTCCGAAGAGCCGGATTATGGCGTTCTGCGCACCGACATGGACGGCGGTCTGGCCAAGCAGCGCCCGCGCTGGAACAAGCCCGTCGTCACACGCGAGGCCACTATTCTTGTCTACAACCTGGCCGACAAGCTCGCATTCGACGAATGGGCAGGCCAGGAACTTACGGGTGCAGCCGGCTGGTTTGACTGGCTCGATCCACTGGATGGCGTGACAAAGAAAACCCGGATCGTGGGCGGCAAATATCGCTGGACCAGTCCCGGCGTGGTGTGGCTTGCGCAGTGCCAGCTGGAGACGATCGGATGAGCTACTCCAAAGCCGGCCGTCGCAACCTGCTGGCCACAAGCGCCGATGAGCCGCTGCTGCAGCTCATCGAGATCACGCACCCGGATCTGGCCGAGCCTGCCCGGTTCGTCAATGACAACGAAAACATCGTTGTCGAGGGCCACACATTCTTTGCCACGGCCTTTACGCTCATCAAGCCGGACGACGTAGACCAGCAAACGCCCAAGGCGCAGCTGTCGGTCGATAACGTGGGCCGTGAGCTCACGCAGTGGCTGGAATATTCCAACGGCGGCAAAGGTGCGCGCTGTCGCATCCTGGCCGTGCTGCGCTCATCTAATGAAGAGTATGCCACCGATTATTTTGCCCAGGATTACACCCTGGCCAGCAATCCGGATATCGAATTCGACATGACGCTCGATCTGTCTGGGATCCACATCAATAACGCCCAGGTTTCCAGTGACCTGGGCTTTCAGAACACGCTCATGCAGCCGGCGGTCACGATGCGCTTTGATCCGCTGACAACACCTGGTGCTTACTGAGGATTCAACGATGGCGCTACAACTTGTGCAGGGTGATCTGACTCCTGTCATTGAGCTTGCCGTATCCGGATTGGATTTGACCGGCAAAACGCTGCAGTACTGGGTATCAGCCCATGGTTCCTGCGAACCGCTCAAGCTGGAGGCCTTCCTGCAGGAAGATGGAAAGACTATTCATGTTCCTCTGACAGCCCAGGCCACAGCAAATCCCGGCACCTTTTACGCGCAGTTGGTCGTGGTGGGAGAGATGACCGTCTACGACAAGCAGACCATCGTCATCCGTGCGAGGTGTGCTTGATGCAGGCCAGAATCATCAACACAGTTCAGCTCACGGCGGTTGCGGTGTCGTGTCTGATGATCGACGGTGTCCGGCTCATCGTGCCGCCACGCCACTACAACACTTATGCAACTGATTACTTCGCGCAACTCTACACGAAGGATTGACCATGCCACTTGTATTACGAAACGAGAAGGGATCGCCGCTCACCAATGCCGAGGTGGACGGCAATTTCACCTATCTGGACGATAAGGCCGATAGCGCGCAGTCTGCAGCCGACACCGCACAGAACACCGCCAACCTCGCCGGCCAGGCTGCACAGCAGGCCCAGGACACGGCGGATGCCGCAGGCCAGGCCGCCGATGAGGCCCAGGCCGGCGTCGACACGCTGGCCGTGCAATCGGCCTTCGAACGCGACAACCTGCGCGCCATGCTCATGCAATCGCGCTACGGTGACGGCCCATATCCAACCATAGACTGGCAATTTGCCGGGGCCAGCAGGCTCGATCCGAGGATAACGTTTTCGCGGGCGAGTGCCGACACAATCTATAACGCCTCTGGCAAGTTGGTGACGCTGGGCGCTGATGTGCCTGCGTTTCCTTATGATCCTGCTACGGGGCGGGCATTGGGGTTTCGGGTGCAGGCGCAGGCTACTAACTGCCTTAACGGCAGTGGCGTTCCCACTGAGTACGGGTTTGTGCGCGGCAATATAACTGAGCAAGCGACATTTGCCGGGTACAAGATGGCCAAGTATGCTCCAACCGCCGAGGTGGGCGAGCACTTCGTGGAGAAGTCGGATGCGAACACGACGGCGGTAGGAACGCTAAACAGTGCGCAGATGGTGGTGAAACCAGCCGAGGTGACATCAATAGCGATACGACTTGCTGGCGCAAGCGTTCAGTGGTGCACCGTGGACTTTTCGGTCAGTCCTCCTGCCATCTCTACCCCGCCTCCCCCAGGTCAAGGAACCGTGTCCGCGACCCCGCTTGCTGATGGCGTCTATCTTTTAAAGCTCGAAGGCATACCGACAGCACAAGAGAGTGGCAGACACTATCTGCGAGCACAAGCGCAGAACACCGGCGATTATGACGGCACGAAAGGCTTCTGGTTTGGCGGCTTCATGCTTGAGCAGGGCGCGGCAAAATGCTCGTCCTATATCGAGACGCCTTCGGGTTCACAAGGTACGCGCGCAGCCGATTCCGCGATCATTGCCGGCAGCGATTTCAGCGATTGGTTTAACCCCAGCGAAGGGACCTTTGTTATTGACGCGAAGTGGCTATCTAAAGTCGGTACCAATTCTTATCTGCTTGGCCTGTCTGACGGCACAACAAATAGTTTTCTCGGCATTCGCATCAATTCAGGCAACACACTTGAGGTTGGCTTTACGACTGGCGCAGGCGTCCAAACGATCAAATGGACGACGCCCGCGCTGCCGTTGGACTTGAAAGTGGCGGTTTCTTACAAAGAGGGCCGCGTGGCGTTTGTCAAAGATGGCGAACTAGTCGGTTCTTCCCCGTTTTCTGTGACGACGTTTGATAGGGCCGAACTGTGTGGCCTTGTCAACACCCAATCCTTTGGCGCGCAGGCGATCAGTAAAGCTATTTCCTACTACCCCCTCGCCCTGTCCGACACGCAACTAGAGGCCCTGACATCATGAGCACAGTTTTCTACCGCTTCCCTGACGCACAGACATTCGACTCGGTGGTGCCCAAGGACGCCGAAGGAAGCCCGACCATGCCCAACCTCGACATCATCGGCACCATCCATGAGGGCGGCCAATGGGACGACGATGGCACCGTGATTGTCGCCCCAACTGCCATACCGGGTTATCACGTCAACACGCCCGAACCCGTGCCGGAGCTTGAGCCGTACAGGATCGAGCGCCCGAACAGCCCGTATCGGGTGTTTGCGGGGGATGAGTCATGAACCGAACCAATATTGAGCACGCGGCCTACGCGGTGCTCATGCAGGCTGTCATAGGCCTGATATCGGGCAATTGGTGGATCGGGGCTGCATTCGGTGCGGCCTTTTTCTTGGGCCGTGAACACGCGCAGCGCGAGTATCACCTGGGCGATCCCTCGCACCTGCCACCCTGGAGGGCTTTCGATGTCTGGAATTGGACTACTGATGCTCGGCTCGATCTGCTGTGTCCTGTGGCTGCTGTGCTTGTGCTGGCAGGGGTTGCGGGGTATGTCGAGGGATTTTGAGGATGAGGGAATGGCTGGCGTGGTAGGATTTCCTCACAAAGAATAAAGGAGGAAAAATGCGAGCACTGGTTATTGTTGCGGCGTTGGTGTTGTTGGGTGGGTGTGCGCCCGCCACGCTGGATGGGGTTCGAAATCTCGGCCCGGAGAGCGCCTATACCTTCACTGCGCCCGAAAACTATCAGGCTGTCTACCGCACAGTACTGAAGCAATCAAGAAAATGCCACGAGTCCGGCTTGATCACCGCACAGATTGTCGTGCACGGTGACCTTTATCAGGACATCAAAGCGGGGACGGTCTCCGTCGAGCTACATGGCGGGTTGGGCGTCGATGTGTACCAAGTAATCGATATCAAGGCTGTCGACGATGATTCGAGCCGCGTGTTGGCACACTATAGCGTCGGCTCTCCCAGCCAGAAAGGCGATTTGCTCAAACGGTGGGTGCTTGATGGAGAGGCCGCCTGCAAATGATTAAAGAGCATCACTAAAAAGAACTCACACTGGTTTTTGTTCCGACTGGCCCTGCACTCGCAGGGCCTTTTTCATGGGCATTGCAAATGCATTGGTCTGACTCATACGTCAATATCGCGTACGTTCCAGAAATGGCTGACTGTGCCGTTCTGGCTGCGCGCGTGGCAAATGATGTGCTGGGCAAAGAAATAACGCTACCTGTATCTCATGCTGCCACCATCCGCGCCCAGGCCCGTCAGGTTGACGAACTGAAGGATGACTACGCGGTTCGCGTGGCTGCGCCCATAGATGGCCAGCCGGTGCTGCTCATCGGACGCGGCCAAAGCTGCCACATTGGCGTCATGTGCTGGATCGCTCATGAGTGGTGGGTGCTGCATGCCAATCAGTCCTTTGGGTTCGTCACGCGCGAGCGGCTGCGTGATCTGACCCGTCTGCATTTTAAGGTTGAGGGGTTCTATCAATGGCTGTAACCCTTCCCCTTGTCGTCCATCCTCATGCTTTGGTGGGCGATGGCCGTATTGACGTGGCCGAGCCCTTTCTGCCCAATGAAACGCTCGGTGCCTACATCAAGCGCACCGGCGTGTTTGTGCCTGTCGGACCGGTCGCTGTCTGGCATAACGGCTATCGCGTGCCCGATGCGCTCTGGCGTCGTCTGATTCCTCGCTCCGGTGATCAGATCGTTATCCGGGCGCGGGCTACTGGCGGTGGCGGCGCCTCCAAGGTACTACGCACTGTAGCGATGATCGCACTGGTCATTGCCGCGCCACAATTGGGCGGTTGGTTGGCTGGAACGGCTTTTGGCACTTCTTTGGGCCTATCTGCTGCGGTGGCAACCAGCCTTGTAATGATCGGCGGATCGCTGATGATCAACGCGCTGCTGCCACCTCCGCAGGCCACCGCGCCCAAGCTCTCGACTGGCGGAAAGTACGAATCGAGCCCCACTTATGCAATCTCGGGCGGGCGCAACCGCCTGCGCCTGTGGGAGCCCATGACGGTCATCTTCGGGCGCCATAAGGTCGTGCCGGATCTCGGGGCCAAGTACTTCACCGAGTACGTCGGTGATGATCAGTACCTGAACCAGGTCTTTCACTTTGGTCTGCAGGCCGAGCGCGTGGTGCTCTCGGACTTTCGCATTGGCGATACGCCCATCTCGAACTATGAGGGCGTGCAGATCCAGGTCTCCAAGAGCGACGGCAAGCTGACGATGTTTCCCGGCAATGTGGATACGCTGACCGGCTTTGTCGTCAGTAGCGCCGATGGCTGGATGACGCGCACCACGCCGATTGACACCACCCATATCAGCGTGGAGCTGGCCGCGCAGCTGTATTACGTCCAGGACAACGGCAAGATTGCTGCCCGCACGCTTGATGGCCGGCTGCAGTATCGCAAGGTGGGGACTTCGACCTGGACCGATATCGGCACGGTGAGCAACTACGCCACGCATTATTGGTCACTGCAGGAGGATACCGGCAATCCCTATCTGCCTACGCGGCAGATCGATTACGGGTCGACCAATGCCGCTGATCACACCGATGGCGAGACGGTCGAGGGCGACCCATATCAGGACTGCTCGGGCGAGTATTGCATCGACCGGCATCGCACGTTCGTTTGGCGCTGGGTGCCGCACCCGCATGCATCAGGTCAGCCCTGGTATGGCACGGCACCGGATCCGCTCATCAGCACCACGCCCGGCATCCGGATTACCGGCAGCAAGCAGGAGATCACGCGCAAGACGATCCGATGGGACGTTCCCAAGGGTCAGTACGAGGTGCGTATCGTCAAGACCACGGCTGACATCAAGAATTCACGCGAATCGAACGAGTTCGCGGTCAATCAGATCCTGTGCTATCAGCCCGACACCGCCGACTACACGGGCCAGCTGCGCGTGGCCGTGCGGATCCGGGCCACCAATCAGTTAAACGGGGCCATCGATGAGCTCAGTGCGATTGCCGAGGTGTACTGCTCGGTCTGGGACACGGCAACCAGTGCCTGGGTCTGGAAGCAGAATCGCAATCCGGCTTGGTGGTTCCTGTATTTCGCTTATGGCAAGCGCAAAGCATCGGGCGAGCGCATGTTTGGCGGCGGGATGACGCAGGATCAGTACGACTACGATGCGCTGCGCGCCTGGGCCGCGTTCTGTGACGAAAAGGGCCTGACCTTCGACTACGTGCTGGATCGTAAGATGTCGACCGCCGACATGCTGCAGATCATTGCCCGAGCCGGGCGCGCCTCGCCCACCTGGCAGACCGGCAAGCTCGGCGTGGTGTGGGATGCCGATGACTTACCGGTCACGGCCATGTTCGGGCCCTTCAACATCAAGGCGGGCACCTTCGAGATCGACTACATCAACGAGGGCACTGCAGACGAGATTGTCGGCAACTTCATTAACCCGGCGCGCAACTGGCAAATGGATGAGGTGCGGGTCAAGGTGCCTGGCGCTACCACGACCAACAACCCTTTGCAGCTTGATTTTGAGGGCTATACCGATCCGGCCATAGTGGGCAAAGATTGCAACCTGCTGGCTGCCTCGCAGATCTGGCACCGCCGACGCGTGTCGTGGGAGACAGACTACGAGGGCTGGGTGGCGAACCGGGGCGACGTGGTGCAGATCAGCCACGATCTGACGGTCTGGGGGTACTCGGGCCGCCTGCTCGCCCGTGCTGGCCAGGCCATCACGCTGGACAAATTCATCCCGGCCGATGGAACGGGCATACTCATGATTCGCGGGCCGGAGAACCAGATGAAGGTCGTATCGGTGAGCTCAGAGGTCGGCGAAGTCGATTTGCTGACCATCACCTCGGACATGGACGATTTTCCCCTGCCTGGCGATGAGGGCTATGACGACACAGTGGCCATGGACTGGGCATGGTTCTTCGATCCGCTGGCAACCCCTGGCCGGCGCTTTAAGATCACCGAGGTCAAGCCGACCGCCGATGGCGTGAAATTCACGGCCATTGACGATGATCCAGGCTATTACGCCAGTGAGAACAATCCGTATGCGTACACGCCGCCGCGCGATGGCGCCTTGCTGGCCGGTGTCGTACTCTCGCTCACGGCCAAGGAAGGCGTGGTCAATACACTCACGGGCATCGTGGACGTCATGCTGGCCTGGGTGCTGTCCTCGCCTGTGCCGGCGGACGTGCTGGTGGCCATCAACGGCCAGGCCCGTCCGGCCATCCAGACGCTGGATCGCAGCTTAACGGTGCAGGCCCGCGCCGGCGATCAGATCCGCATCACCGTCAAGCCGGCCTCCATCACCGGCCGGGGCACGCCCTCGGTGCTGACCTACAGCGTGCAGGCCATCCCGGTGCGCCCGTCGGTGCCGGGGGTCATTGTGGCCACGCCTGAAGGGGCGCGCCTGCAGCTGAACTGGCCGGACAACCCGGATCCAGACGTCACCGGCTACGAGGTGCGCCTGACGGACTCGGGCTGGGGCGGCCCAGGCTATCTCTTCAAGGGCGATGTGTCCGGGTGCTTGGTCGATCCTGGCGCGCCCGAGGTGCCCACCACTTGGTACGTGCGCGCCATCAATGGGGCGAACCTGTATTCGGAATCATCGGCCACCGTCACGTTCACCGCTGATGCGGTGCCCGATATCGGCGCGCTGCGCGAAACGTTTGCCGACACCAGCTTGACGAACGCCACCATTACGCTGGACTGGGATCCGGTGCAGCCACAGTTCGGCCTGCGCGCCTACCGGGTGAGCTACGCCGATATCGTCAAAACCGTGGGCAGCGCCACCATCACCCTGCCGGCGGACTGGATCGGGGATCGGCTTTTTACCATACAGGTCATCGATGCCCTGGGGCGCGTCTCGGACGGTCTGCAGGCCTCCATCACCAAATTGGTGCCCAAGCCGCCCACCAATGTGCGTGCACAAGTGATCGATAACAGCGTTCAACTGCGTTGGAATCTACCTGATAAGACCACGCTGCCTGTATCGCATACGCACCTTAAGTCGGGGTCTGATTGGGCCAGCGCGCTAGAGATTGGCGCCAAGAAGGGATCCTTTACGACTGTGGCGGAGCTACAGTCTGGTCTCTATACATATTGGCTAAGCACAGTCGACACGGATGGCTACGAATCGGAGCCCGTAAGCATTGCGGTGTCGGTGTCCGAGCCGCCGGATTTCGTGTTTCGCGGTGAGCAGGTCTCCAGTTTCGATGGCACGCTCAGCTCGGCGCTGCTGGACGATGAGGGCGTGATACTGCCGGTGAATCTGACCGAGACCTGGCAAGAGCATTTCGAGGGTAATAGCTGGGCGAGTCCGCAGGACCAGGTCGCGGCGGGCTATCCGGTCTATATTCAGCCCACGCCCTTGTCCGGGTCGTATCAGGAGACGTTCGATTTCGGCACCATCGTGGCCTCCAGCCGGGTCACGATGTCGATCAACGGCACGGTCATCGATGGCGCGCCCGAGATCTCGACCCTCATCGAAACGTCCGCCGATGGCAGCGCCTGGTCGCAAAACGCCAATGTGACCGACGTGTTCGGCACCAATTTCCGTTACGTGCGGTTCACATTGACCGCCTCGCAGTCTGGCGGCCAGGGCGTGTACCGGCTCTCGGGGCTCACCTGCCGGTTGTCCTCCAAGCTCAAAAACGATGCCGGCAAGGCGGACGTGCTGGCCTCGGACAGCGAGGGCACCGTGGCCAACTTCAATGTGCCGTTCCTGGACGTGTCCTCGATTACGGTGACACCGGCCGGCACGACGCCGCTCACGGCGGTGTATGACTTTCAGGATGCGGTGTTATCGGGCACCTATTCGGTCACTGGCGGGACCGTGACGGTCAATGTGACCGGGCACGGCCTGGTGGCAGGCCAAGCCGTACGCCTGGGCTTTTCGAACCGGGAACCGGCCATCGTGACGGTGGCCACCGCTGTGGCCGATTCGTTCACGGCGCCGATCACCGGGCCCAATGGCTCGGGCGCCTTGCTGACCTATCCGCAGGGCATGCGCATCTATTTATTCGATCAATCAGGAAATCGGGCCAGCGGCACGGTCTCCTGGGCTGTAAAGGGCAACTGACATGGCAGACCACGCAAAACCGACCATCACCAGCGCCTACGCTGACTTCGTGGCCGAGGTCGACGGGCGCTTTGACGATCTGGCCAAGGGACTGGATCCGGCCAAGACCACGGCCACGAATGTGCCCACGGACACGATCCGCTATACGAGCGCGGCAAAAAAATGGCAGCGCTGGAATGGTACCGGCTGGGTAGACCTGGCCAATGAGTACGCGATCAACGTGAGCGGCTATGCGGCCAAGCTCAAGACCGAGCGCACCATCGCGCTCTCGGGCGCGGCAACGGGCACGGCCACCGCCTTTGATGGCACCAAGAACATCAGCATCAACGTCACAAAGCTCGATGCGTCCAAGCTGGAAGGCACGGCCGGCATCGATACGACCGGTGCTGCAGCCAAGCTGGCTACGGCGCGTACGATCGCGTTGACCGGCGGAGCAACAGGCTCGGCCACTTTTGACGGCTCGGCTGATGTCTCGGTGCCGGTCAGTAGTCTGGATGCTACCAAGCTCGAAGGCACGGCCTCGATCAACATCAATGGCTCGGCGGCCAAACTCAAGACGGCGCGCACCTGGTCCTTTACGGGCGCAGCCAAAGCCGACAATGTGACCTTTGACGGTTCAGGCAACGTCACCGTGACCTTCACCGAGATCGATGGCACCAAGGCGACTGGCCTGGGTACGGCTGCATCGAAAACGGCCACCGAGTCGGACAATGACGCCACCGATGGCAGGCTAGTGGCGGTTGGCAACTTCGGCCTACATTCGGCGGGGGCGACGGGTCTGACTGGTGTCGATTTTGGTTCGGGTGGCATCAATCTGCAGGTCTGGACCGCCAGCACCTCGTCGCCTGGCTCGCCCTCTGGCAAGTATGGCGTCGGCTACTCGCTACACAATGGCGCAGAATTCGGCGTCGGTCGCTGGACCTTTCACCTCGTGCACAACGTGGACGGCACCATCAATCAGCGCCGGCGTATCAATAACGGTGGTTGGGAGACCGACACTCTCTTTACTGATAAATCGGGCGTTCCATGGGCAAGCGTTTCCGGCGCATCGGCAGGGGTGAGCGCAACGCTGGCTGGCCTGGCACCTGGCTCGGTGGGCACTTACATCACCGCATGGGTCGGCGTCAGCGGAACCATCAATCTGGGCACGACCATTAGTGGCGCAAATATTCGTCCGGCCGGATTCGCTGGCCAGCACCGAACGGATCCAGGCGTGGCGGGCAGTTGGAAGTCCTGCTCCCAGATTGGCTCGATCAACAGCAGCACACCGGATGCGCAGCGGGTGGGCGAATTCTTTCGTTACGCGTAAGGAATCCATATGCAATACACAGAGGTTTCTAACCTGCACTACACCGCTTCGGATGGGTCACTCATCGGCATGGACGTGTTTTTTGTCGAGCTGGGGGAAACGGTGCCGTTTAACGCTTGCGCGGCAGACATCGAGGCGCACGGCGTCGAGCTGTATAACCGCGCCGTGGCGGGCGACTTCGGGCCGATTGCGCCTTTCGTGGCCCCGGCGCCCATCATCCCTCAGCGGGTCACCGCTGCCCAGGGCGGCATCGCGCTGATCCAGGCCGGGCTCATGGATGCGGTGCAGGCCGCAGTGGACGATGCGCAAACGCCGGCTGAGGTCAAGTGGGCCTGGGCCAAGGCGCGGGACTGGGAGCGCCCAAGCCCCGCCCTGGCGTACCTGGCCGATAAGGCCGGCATCACGTCCGCTCAGATGGATGATCTATTTACGGCTGCTGCGCAGATCCAGGCGTAGTAGGCCACCTACCCGTTCGTGCCCGCCTTGAGCGGGCTTTCTTTTTGTCCAAAGGAATGCGATGCAACCGCCAGACACCTTCCCCGAAGCAAAACTGTGGGCCGCTGCCATTGGCGCGGTGGGCGCCGCGTTCTCAATGGCGTTTATCAAGGATCTGACGCCCTGGCAAAAGGCCGTGATGGTCCTGGTCGGTGCCGTGATCGCGGCACTTTTCACTCAACCCATCATTGAGCTCATCGGCATGCCGCCAGGCTGGCGCGACGGCGCCGCCTTCCTTGTCGGCATGTTCGGCTGGGCCATTGCCGGATCCATTCTGACCATGATCAGAAAGGCCGACTGGTGGGAGTTGGCCAAGGAAGTGATCCGCAGCTGGCTCGTTCGCAAGGGAGGGTGACATGTTCTATTGGATGCATTTTGCTGCCAACCTGATTCTGGCGGCTGCCAGCGCCTGGGCGGTCGTATCGCCACGCGTCAAGGATGGCTGGTTTGGCAAATTCTCGTTGATGCTGCTCTCGCTGGCTGCGCTGGCCAATGCCGGCTGGGCATGGCTCTATCCGGCAGCGCTGCCTCGCAGCGAAGTGCTGCTGAACGTGGCGGTAGCCTGCATGGCAGTGCGCTGCTACTGGCTCAAGTCGCATGCGCATCGCGTGCACCGCTGGAAAAGGAGCCGCAAATGCCGCGAATAACGCCCGAGCAAGCCGGCGGGGCTAACGTCTGCGCGTTCCTGGACGCCATTGCCTTCACCGAGGGCACGGATAATAACCGCCAGCCGACAAACGACGACGGTTATGACGTCCTGGTGGGCGGCACTTTGTTCACCGATTACAGCCGCCATCCCAATAAATTAGTGCGCCTGTCGGCCTCGCTCTCATCGACCGCTGCTGGCCGGTATCAGATCCTGTATCGATTTTGGAAGGCCTATCAGCAGCGACTAAGGCTGCCGGACTTTTCGCCGCTGAGCCAGGACCTGTACGCCATCAATCAGCTTAAAGAGCAGCGTGCATACGGCCGGATCCTGGCCGGCGAGTTTGAAAAGGCGGTGCTGCGAGTGAACGACATCTGGGCAAGCCTGCCAGAGTCACCCTATGGCCAGCACACCTACTCGATGAGTGAAATGAAGGCCGTCTACATCATGCATGGCGGCACGTATGTTTAAGCTGCTGGCCAACAAATACCTGCTGGGCGCCGCTGGCTTGTTGCTGGCTCTGGCCGCAATCTGGGGCTATGGCCGGTATCAGCACGCCCAAGGCTGGTCCGAGCGTGACACACAGGCCAAGCTCGATCTGGCTGCCCGCCAAACCGCCCTTTACAACGAACAAGTGAGGCTCGAACATGAAAAACTCGCCGCTGAACAGCGCTACCAGGCGCTCAAGGCTGACACTGCTGCTCGCGTCGCTGATCTGGATGCTGATGCTGCCAGGCTGCGCCAGCGACTGTCCGCCTATAGTAAGCACCCGGCTGCCGGCGCCACCAGCAGAACTGATGACGCCAACCCCGACTGGATCGGCATTGTTGCGGCGTGTTGGTCAGACTATGCAAGCCTGGGAAAAAAGGCTGCCACCTATGCCGATAGAGTGAATGGGCTGCAGGCTTACGTGCAATCCCTCATGTCTGCACAACGATAGTGCACTGAAGACACAAATGAATGTGCGGAATTAAATCGTGGAGATGAAGGATGATATCGATGCAAAAACAAATGTATCGATAAAACCCGTTAGGCCATTTAGCCATTGTACGCTCCCTGTTATTTTTGTTATGGGGAAGGTAAATACGAAATCTGCGTTCCGTAGTAAGTACTAATTGTAGTGAAATATATCGAGAATGCAAGAATTAATGCAAAAATTGGCCTGTCTCGCGCATGGATTTGTGAGCGAATGCTGATGAAGTCAGCAGTAAACTACCCTCCAATCAACGGAGGGCGATGTGGGAGAGGATATTTGGCGCCAGGCAGATGACTGGCACTGGGTCGGGCCGGATGGCTGGACGATCTGTAAAATATGGAGTCGCGGCGATTATCGCTACGAGCTATGGCAGCCGGGCGGGCAGTGTGCGGTGGATACGCGAGACAACCTGAAAGCGGCTAAGGTACGGTACAACGAGATCGTTAAGCAATAGGCTTGGTAGCATCCTCGCCCTGGTATCGGCTATTTCCGACCTTGCGAGTTACCTCCCACCACTGAAACGCCGATTCGGGCCGGGCCGTTGTCAGCAGATCGAGTGCGTAGTCGACCTCAAGCGTCGGATCCATCCAGTGATAGGCATCTTCCAAGGTCAAGCACATGGGCCGACGATCATGCAGATCCACCAGCCCACCAGCAGCAGCGTCCGTAATGATGGCAAATCCGTGGCGCTCATCCGCCTCTTTACCCGGCTCCCATGCTGCGATGCCGGCCATAAGCAGCGGCGCGCCGTCCTTCGGACTGATGTACCAGGGCTGCCGGTCGCCTTTAGGCCCCGTCCACTCATACCAGCCGTCGCAGGGCATGATGATCCGCCGTCCCAGTAGTGGCCGCCAAAAAGGCGACTTGCCCAGCACCGTATCCAGTCGAGCATTGCTGGCCGGACCGCGCTTATAGCCTGGCCAGGGTGGCAGATAGCCCCAGTGCAGTGTGTCCGCGTGCTGGGCGCCGTCGCTGATCCTATGCAACACCAGCGGATGTGTTCCGGGCGGCCTGTTCGGGCTGCGGGCATAGTCGAACGGGTTTTGCCATCCGATGTAGGAAAAATAGTCACTCTGGCTATCCTGGCTGACTCTTCCGCACATGGCTACTCCCTGGTCTTTTGCATTTCCCGCCAATAATAGGCCATGTCACCATCTCGGCCCTCGGTTTCATGGGGGAAATTCATATGCTCTCGCTTTTCTCGGGCACGCCGCCAGCCCTGTACGCATTGCTCAGCTTTGAGGGCCTCGAACAGTGGCTCGAATTTGGCCTGATCTTCCTTGCTCAGGTCGCAGAGCCTGATAAATCCCACGACCGAATAGGACAGCACGGCCACGGCCCGCAGGCGCTTGACCTCGCGCAGTAAGTCCATGACGTCAGGATTGCGGCGATGGCCTTCTTGGATATCTTTAAGTTGACGATAGGTGAGCATAATAAATACTGATAATATGTACAGTATTTTTAGCACAAAGAAGCCGCTCGGTGGCGGGCCTTGATCTGTGACGCCTGACAGCAGGGAAATGGCCGCTTCCGACCCCTGAAACTGTACTATTCAAAGCATTCGACCCTAGGAAAATCAATCACTTACAATGATTGTATCGGGCAATCAATAGTACAGTTGGCGTGGCTTAACACGTTGATTCTATTGATGGAACCTGAGCTTAGTTCGTTTGGCTACGAACCAAGGGGTCGTGGGTTCGAATCCTGCCAGCCGCGCCAGAATTATCCAGTGATATCAAATGGTTAGAACCGCCTAGGGATCCAACTCCTAGGCGGTTTTTTTCTGGATGTGTGAGTTGCGCCGGCACAGAAGCCAGGCTCTATCCCATTATGCCGACCATGCGCGGCCCATATCCCGTCTTTTCATCCTGCGACAGGTCATGGATCGAACGGCGATGGGTAAGACGCTCATCTACAAACTTGCTAGCGACGGCACGCTCCGGCGCGTCCGTGCTGGACGCCATGTTCGCTTAGAGGCGGATGTGGGGGCGTGGATTCAGGAGCGAATTCAAGTTGGATATAGTAATGATCAGCAGGACCAAGTAATGACCAGCAGGACCAAGTAA